AAAATGGATGTTGCATATATGGTAGGATACTGCTTAGGTGTAATTAAAATCTGTAGAGATGCAGATCCCTCTAAAAGAGAGATTGCTAAATATTTTAAGGAAGCAGAAAAGCTGTGGGAAAACTATAAAAACAAAGAAAATGACATTTAATGATTTAATTTTTGTACCATCTACATATGCTGATGGTGTACATGCTATGGTAACCTTTGATAATGGTTATGGTGCTAGTATAGTAAAAACTGATAGAAGTTATGGGGGTAAAGAAGGATTATATGAACTGGCTGTATTATTTGACGGTTTAATATCTTATGATACACCTATAACAAATGATGTAATAGGTTTTCTTACAGAAGATGAGGTAACAGAGCTATTACAAAAAATAGAAGCTTTATGAAAATATTTAAATTCTTGTGGAATATAGATAAGTATATTTACATGACACAAGGTAAACTTTAATTTATGAGAAGCAAATTTGAAATAAAAGACAATAGACCATTTAGTGTAAAAGCTAAATCATTTGGACATAGTATCTTGTTCTGGAAAGGACGATCTAAGGGTATGATCTACACTCGTAACATTACTTTAGATGATTTCCGCTATATTTTCTTTCCTAAAGGATTTGAGAAGTATGGGTATTTAGGAACACATCTATGGAATGAAGAAGGTGATTATTTTAATGCTCTTTATCCTTTAGTATTAGCTATGGACTATGAAGCTAAGCCTAAATTCTGCCCAAGATGGTTTTTACGCTTCTTACATGTGTTTGGTAGTGATAAATCAATTGTAAGAGTTCGTAACTGGACTTTGCATAACTTACTACGTAAACTAACTAAAGGTCTTGCCTTTGTAGATTGGAAGACTAAGTGGGAATCTTATGACCTACGTATCTCTATTCATGGACCTAAGCACTTACAAAACTTAGCTGATGATATAGAAAGCGGGTTTTACTCTAGAGGTGCACAAGAAGAGTTAGTAGCTAAAATTCTAGCAATAGATCCTAATGCGGGTATCATCTGGGGTAGTGTAGATAGATTAGTAAAACAATTAGAGAAATTAGAAAACAAACAACCTTAACAATGGCAAAACTAAAAAAAGAAGATACAAGTGAGCGTGAGTATACAGTTGGACAAACTGTAAAACACACTAAATTTGGTACAGGACAAGTAATCAACTCTGTTGATGGTGAATCTATAAAAGTACAATTTGGTAAACGCCAGGTTATACTTTTATTAAAGTACAATAAAACAACATTACTAGAAGACAAACAATCATGACAAGAAGAAATTTATCAGGCATTTTCATCTTTGAACAGTTTGAAGGTGAAGAAAAAAGAGAGCCCACTTGCTTTGAAGACTGCACAGAAGAAACACAGGACAAGTGGTTAGACACATTAGAAACAGAAGCATTAAAGAACCTCAGTAAACAGTTAGCAGAAACCTTAATTGGGGTTGCTGACTTTGCTGGTATAGCAAGAAATAATAATGAATCAGATGAATAATAAAGAAATAAAAACGGTAAATATTACTAAAAATACATTAGATATTGTATTTGAAGATTTGGACATGTTGAATAGGTTACTAAATGATATGGTCTCAGATATGCACAATGTTAAAGGTGGACAGCAAGTACGCCATGCATATATGCTATATAGAGACTATATATTTAAAATACAACAAGAACTAAAGAAAGGGATACAAGCAGATGACAAACAATAAACAACAGACGGCAGTCAGACTATACACAGAAGAACAAGTAAGAAAAATGCTTGAAGTTTGTATAGATAGTGATTTATACGAACACATTTTGACATTTGAGGATATATTTAAAACTCAAACCCCCATTGAACTACCAAGTAATGAGGAGATAGAGAAAGAATCTTTTGATTTGTACGCGAATCACAACACATACTTACTTAATGTTCGTCAGTACAAAGCATTTAAGAGAGGCGCAAAATGGATGCGTGACAAAATACAAGGAGGAGGTGAGCAATGAAAAAACTATTTATAATATTCCTATTTTCAGGATGCTCTCAAAATAAAACAGAGCATAAGTTAAAAGTTACAGATACAACAATCTACTATGATAGTATGATTTTAATAAATGAATCCCCTTAAACTAAAACTATGCAAACATTAGCTACAATACTAATCCTAGTTCTCATTTGGTTATCAGTATTAGCCTATTCTAAGTACCGTAATGATAATTTTAACCCATATAAATAATATGACAAACAATAAACAAAAAACAGCAGTAGAATGGTTATGGGAAATTGCATATAATAGAGAATTAACCTCTGAAGCTTGGAAACAAGCTAAAGAAATGGAAGCGATTGGAAAGGAAATGAGTTATGACGATGGTTATAGGGAAGGTTACAAAAGGGCATATGAATTGATGGAATGGTGTATGAAAAACTACATTGGTGGAAAGGTACAAGACCATATTGGTGACACCAACAAAAAGGTAGATGAGTAATGCTAGAAGATATTATTAACCCAACACCAGCTAGGCAGCTGATTAATGATTTTTATTATCAGTTGCCTAACAATGGTTCTTTAAAAGAAGGACTACTAAGCTGTGAGAGAAGATATAATGAAGCAATTATTTGTGCTTTAATTTGCATAGACAAGATGATAATGATTGCTCCTTGGGGAGGTATTATTGATAATGAAGTTGAAGATGGGTCTAAGGAATATTACATGAAAGTAAAAGAAGAACTAATACAAATTAAAGATGATCAAATGGAAATACAAACCGGCAGGTAACTGTCCAGTACAAGCAGAAGGCTGGTTCTTAGGACATTATTTTTACTTTAGAGCTAGAGGTGAATGGGCTATTATTGAATTTGCTAAGACTGAAGAAGATCAGGAAGCAGATATACTTAGTGCTTTTTATGTCTTAACTAAGACAGAAGAGTATATGGCCGGTTGGCTACCTAAATGGAAATCTAGATTGCTAATTTACAAAGGATGTATTAAATTTATACTTAAACATAAACATAAATCATATGAGTAAAATAAAACAAACTAAAATACCAATGCTAATGACTACAGATAATGTACTTAAGGTTGCTGTTCAGCAAGGAGTAATTGAGGATGATTATAACTGGAAGTTAGTTAGAGAACGTGATGGCTTAGTTAATCAGTCTAAAGAAATTCTTTGGTTAGAGTTTGATGAGAAAGGTAATTTTAAAGAGAAACATGATGAGCCTGCTGTAGGACGTGGATTACTTATGTCTCCTTTTAATCCTTACTTTACTTGGCAGACAACTTCTATCACAGAGATCTATGAACAGAAAGAAAACTATCTTAAATTTAAAACAGGTAATAGCATTTATGAACTATGGAAACTAAAAAACGATTAACAAGAGAACAAAAGAAAGAACAAGCATTAATTGACTTAGTCAATCAAATGTTTATTATTGCTGGTCATAATGTAACCTATGATGATATTTTAGATAAAGAGAATTGGTTTCAAGAATATACAATGACCGTTGAACAGGCAGAAGAATTAAAAGAATGGGGTATTGCTTATTTACGCAAAAACTTAAAATTAAATAAAGTAATGGCAGAGCGTCAAATGACTTGGTTTAATTTTCAATGGGGTTTAAGGTACAGTAACTGGGAAGAATATAATAAAGATAAAATATGAAAGAACAAGATATAATTAATTTAGGATTTGAGACGGAGTTTGGTGAGAACAATAGTTTTTATTACTATACATTAAATATTGGTGATGATTATACACCACTATGTTTAATATCTAATGCAAATGATGATACTGTAGATGAAAACTGGTGGTATGTTAGCATACTTAACCATGAGTCTATCAAGTTTAAAGAGCGGGATAAGCTAAGAGATTTTATATATCTTTTACAAAATCTTTAACTATGAAAATCTTTGTATTTAAATTAGTTTTAATAGTTACCCTATTCTTTCTTGGATTTGTTGGCCTGATTGTAAATATCATGTACCTCTTTACGGAAGCATTTGATAATATTATAAATAAGTTATGTACTAAAATAGAAGATAAAGTAGATAGCTTATGACTGAATTAAAACTAAATCTGCAGGGTTGTACGCCCAGGCAGTATGCTGCACTTATTTTAAGGGATGATTTAGGATATACTCACGGTAAAGGTGGTGTAAGAATGGAGATTGATAGATCTGCGTTTGCTAGTTTATATCAGAGAGCAAGAATTAAAATTGAGAAGTATGAAAGACCTTTACAAGAAGAACAGATGTAATGTGTGTAGGGTAAGTATACCCGATAAGGATTTATTTTGTGAGAAATGTAACAAATTACCTTATTACCCTGATAAATACGTATCATCAGAAGAAAGACTACTTGGTATCACAGAAGATAACAGTGAGTTTTATACTATGGATGATGACTAAAACAACTAACTATGAAGACAAGAATTATTTTTATTATTTTATCACCCCTAATGTTGTTAGGATTAACACAACTATCTATTAAAGCGTGTAAATTTCAAAGACTGCGTAAGTTATACGTAAAGAAATACACTCATTACAGAGATAAAGGTTTAGTTAAAGACTCATACTGTGAGTACTATATACAAGCCTTTAGTGAATTTAGAATTTGGATGTTTAAAGAGTTTATGTTTAAAGGACACTATACTATTAAGCATTTCTTTGAAGATACCTATGTATATAAGAATATGTCTGCTTATTACATAAAAGAGTCCGGGGATGTGCCATTTATACCAGAATTAAATGATATAATGACCTACTGGAAAACACACAGACAATCAAAAGCTTAGGGGGTAGAAATATCCCCTTTATTTTTTATATTTGAAGACTATGACAAATACACAATTACTGATTGCAGAAGTATGTGATGAGATTAAAGAGTTGCTAATAGATAAGAATAGAAAGTATGGCGATTCAGCTATAAATCCTATTAGAATACTATCTAAAAGTAGTAATACAGAACAGATACTTGTTAGGATTGATGACAAACTTAACAGGATTAAAAATATGCAATCTGATGAAGATGAAGATGTCATTACTGATCTAATTGGATATTTGGTGTTATATAAAGTTGCAAAAAAACTTATTAATAATTAATTTTAAAATATTCTAGGTAGATTATATATCAATAACTTACAAAGACATGAAGAAAAAAACAAATACATTAATCTTATGAAAATAGTTTGTATATCTGACACACATACCATGCATGAAGATGTTAATCTTCCTAATGGTGACATTTTAATACATGCCGGTGACTTTAGTAATAAAGGAGGAAAAAGTGATGTAGAAGATTTCTTTGGATGGTTAATGAGGATGAAACCTAAGTATAGGTATATAATATTCATTGCCGGTAACCATGATAAATCTTTTGATGAGAAATACGGTACTATGTCGGATTGGTTAGCAGAGGGTATAGCAGAGTTAGAACAGAATTATATCTATTACTTAAAAGATGATCTTATTGAGTTAGAAGGTATTAGGTTTTATGGTATGCCTTGGACACCATGGTTTTATGGAGATACTTGGGCCTTTAATAAAAAATTAGGACCTGATATGCAAGAAGTTATAGATATGATTGAACCATGTGATGTATTAATTACACACGGGCCGCCATTGTATACCGGAGACTTAGCAGCAAATAATGGACAATTTGTAGGCTGTCCTCACTTAAAAGAGAAGATAGAAGAGATACAACCAAGATTACACATTTGTGGACATATACATGAGGGTAGTGGAGTACAGTTAGTAGATAGATGTATACATGTTAATGCCTCACAACTTAATGAGCACTACGAAGTAGTTAATGAACCATACATAATTGATTTACCATAATGAAAATTGAACACACTTATTACAACTTCTTTAGAAAGAAGGTAGGACAAAGAAATTATCCTTACGTATTTTTTTATCCATTTCCATTTATTGCAATATCTAGAACTGGTGTAACATACAAGTTTAGTATAACGCTAGGATGGTTATTCTGGACAGCTTATTTAAAATTTAAATGACAAAAAGAGACCAAGTACAACAAAATGCTTTAATAGAAGTAATTAAATACAAAAGAAGTAGCGCTGTAATGAGCATGGGTTCCGGTAAAACTAAACTGGGCCTAATGCACATGCAGTACTATTTACATGACCAAAGTAGGTATTTAGTAGTAGCACCAAAGAGATCTATCTTCCAATCTTGGATAGATGATTGTAAGAAATTTGAGTGTGAAGAGTTACTAGAACACATTACTTTCACAACATACTTATCTTTAGGTAAGAACAAGATAGATTATGACTGTGTATATCTTGATGAGATGCATAGTTTATTAGATAGTCACTTAGAGTGGCTTGATACTTACCGTGGTAGAATACTAGGCTTAACCGGCACACCTCCTAAAAGAGGAGCTAAAGCTGATATAGTATACAAGTATTGCCCGGTTAAGTTTACATACACTGTAGATACCGCAATTGATGATAAAATTCTTAATGACTATGAGATACATGTGCATACAATGCCTTTGGATACTAGAAATACAATTAAGAAAGAATCTAAAAAGACCGGTACATGGTATACATCAGAGTATAAACAGTATAGTTTCTGGAATAATAAGTTACAAAATGCTACCAGTGATAAAGAACTACGGTTCTTAAGAATCATGCGCATGAAAACACTTATGAGCTTACCAAGCAAAGAAGCATATACTACTAAACTCATGAATAATACTGACAATAAATGTATAGTGTTTGCTAATACAAAAGAACAGGCCGATAAACTTTGCAGGTATAGCTATTATTCCGGGAATAAAAAATCTGAGGAGAATCTTCAGAAATTTAAAGATGGTACTATAAATAGTCTAAGCTGTGTACTACAACTTAATGAAGGTATTAATATCCCTAATCTTAAAGAAGGTATTATCCTACATAGTTATAGTAATGAACGCAAGTCTAATCAGCGTATAGGTAGATTATTAAGACTGAATCCGGATGATACATCTATTATCCATGTACTATGCTATAGTAATACTATAGATGAGACATGGGTGAAAGAAGCACTCTCTGATTTAGATCAAAGTAAAATTACCTGGAAGAACATTAATCAGTTAGAGTTAGAGTTATGAAAGTATTTACAACAACATTAGTTAAGAAAGATGGCAAGTTAGATTTTAATAATGATGCCGTCAAAAAAGTGTATAACAGTTTTGTTGGAGTAGTACCGGATGGTTTTACTGTTAATGTAATCTTTGAATTAAATGGCCCCAAAGCTACACTTGCTCAAATCTCTAAAGTGCATGCTGCATGTAGAGAGATAGCAGTATTTACGGGACATAACTTTGAGGATATAAAGTTATTAGTGAAAGAAAAAGCAGGACTTATTATAAAAAATAATAGTGATGGGGACACCACCACTATTATAAAGTCCTTTGGAGATTGCTCTAAGGAAGAAATGAGCCAGGCAATACAGGTTACCGAAGAATTGTGTGCAGATATGGGTATTGGATGTTAGTCCAAAATATCTGTAGACTCTAAAGTTTCTCCTTCTTGTGTAGGATTAACCATTTCTTCCGCATCTTTCTGCATTTCTTCAACACTCTTCATTTCGGTAAGGTTGTTTTCTTTAGCAGTTCTTTCAATATCATTGATAAGAATTGCTAAAGTTTCATAATGAAACTCCCATGCCTCTGAATGAGTTTGGCTTTTAATTTTCTCACTAGCAGCTTGAATCTCTTCTTTAGAGATGTCTTTCAACATGTGTACTAATAAAGATTGTACACGGGTTAAGAAAGCGCCATTAACTTTGATTTCTACAATGGTAGACAACGGTAGTACTTCAACTAATTCTGACATAACATGCAAATATAAGATTATGAACAATGTACAACAAATAAATATACAAGAAATACAAAAAAAATTAGTAGATAGTATCAATCATACAGATTGGTATGGTTTGTTAAACCATTTTATTACTAAGAGTGAGTTTCAGGAAATACTTGAAGAGTTATTATTTCAGGTAGAAGAGGGTAAAAGATTTGTACCAAAGATTAAAAACACACTTAATGCTTTTAAAGAATGTAGTTTTAAAGACTTAAAGGTTGTAGTTATTGGTCAAGATCCTTATCCATGGTTATATAAAAATCATCCTGACGGTACTGTAGCAGATGGACTAGCATTTAGTTGTGGTCATAGTATGAAAGTACAACCATCATTGCAGTATATGTTTGATGCTTTAGGTAAAGCTGAAGAAGATAGAAATCCGGATTTAAAGTATTTAGCACACCAAGGTGTATTGTTATTAAACAGCGCATTTACTGTAGAAGTAAATAAGCCGGGCACTCATTATCACATATGGAAACCATTCATGAATATTATTCTTGATGCTATATGTTATAATACATCAGGAATTGTATTTATATTGCTAGGGAAAGTAGCACAGCAGTTTGAAGATATGATCACTGAAGACAATTTAATACTAAAAGCTAGCCATCCAGCAAGTGCAGGATATAGTAAAGGTGTTTGGGATTGCAGTGATGTCTTTAATAAAACTAATGAGTATCTTTTAGAAAGAGGTAAAACTATAATACAATGGTAAGAGATTTTATTGACCTGGTAATCTGTACTTATATACATAAGAAGTACAAAGAAAAAAACCCGGCTGTTGTGGCCAGGTTTCTTAAGTTAAAGTATGGTGTATCTTGTTCTATTGATGTAATCAATAATAGATACAATTTAGAAAAATGCTTTCTTGAGTCTGAATCCAACGTAAAGAACAATAGCTAATAAAAGACCGTAGAGCTCTGCTTTTAACTTTTTAACATCAGAGCTCTTATCTTTTATAATAAACTCTTGTTCTTTAATAGTGCTATCCTTAAGACGGATATCATTCTCTAATACAGACTCATAAGATTTATCTCTTAGTTTCTGTGTAATAGTATTATTTTTTACAATAGTCTGAGTTTTTTCAGGACAAAATGCTGAAACAGCACCATTGTGTATTGTAATTCTTACATCACCAACTGTAGTATCTAGATTAACACCTTTTAAACCATCATGAATAACTGTAGTTTGTTTTACGGTATCAATAGTTGTAAGAGTATCAATATTAGTAACAGTGTCAATAATGGTATCAACAACACATAGCTTTCTTCTGAAGAACTCTTCCTTGGTGTTGCTGATATGTTTTTCCTTAAAGGCAAGTTTAACCGGATTACATGCTAATAATGTAATTGCTAATAAGATTGATAATTTGTATTTCATAAATGGTTTTAAATGTTGACAGGACGAAGTTGTGATTTTAGATCACATATTTCTTCGTGTTTAGCAAAGGGTATAAAGAATGGTAATGTCTTATCCTCTTTGATTGGCTCATTAGAAGCTTTCTTAAAGTATGTACCTTTAATCAAAGCTATATCACGCTCTAATGACTCTATTCTTGCTTGTTGTGAACTTGATACCTCTAAAAGGCGCTTAACATCACGCTTCATTTCTTGAAGATCAGTCCATATCATCATACCTAAAACTGATAGGATTGCAGGGCTGGCCCAGATCTTAATTTTATCTATGATGTTAATTGTAGGCATAACTTAAAAAAGGTTAGCCTCTCCCTGAAGAACCTTATCTACATTGATCTGCAGACAGGGAGAGGTATCACCCAAAAAACTTAAACAGTTAACACTATGATAGATAGAAACTTTCAAAATATACGCAGATTTATAGATAAGATATTGTTTATATTCCGGTAGTATGCTTTATATTTGTACCCCTATTATTAATATACACACCATACATGAAAGAAACAACAAAAAATAAAGATGTAGAAGAACTTATTTCTAAGTTTAAAAAGAAGATTTTTGCTAGTCATGGTATTAAACTAACTATACTAACACCAGCTGATGATATTTATAGATTAACTATACCGGAAACAGCTAGCATTGTAAACAAACATTTACTTAAGTACAATTTCAACAACAAGAAGAAGTCTGTTGACTTACAAAATAAAAGCAGGAGAGATGATAGAGTATTACATCACCAAGTATTCTGTAAAATTTGTAAGGACATGAACTATACTCTTACAGAGATTGGTAGATACTTAGATAAAGATCACAGTACAATTATTTACTCAATAAGACGGGCCACAGATATGATATACATTAATGACAATAGGTTCTTAACTGTATACAATTCTGTAAAAAAACAAGTAATTAATGAACTAGAAAATGGAAGAGATATTCAATATACTACTGAAGAGGGGAATGACTCCAAATCAGCATTACATGTTACACTGTCTGAAGCATAGTGTAAAAACAACGGGTATTAATCCGTATGCTGAAGCAAGAGAGTTAAAGTTCAAAGGCCTAGTTAATGATAAATATGAATTATCTGATACAGCTAATGAAATTCTAGAGGAGATAGAAGAATTCTTTTCTATACAGAAAGAAAAAGTATTAATTACAGTAGCCGGCAATGATTTTAAAGAGAATATTGTAAAGTATTTAGAATTATTCCCAAAACGTAAATTACCTAGTGGGAAACTTGCTAGGTCAGACAAGAAAAACATAGAAAGTAATTTTAAATGGTTCTTTAAGACCTTTGAATACACTTGGGAAACTGTTCTTACAGCTACTGCACACTATGTGGATGAGTATGAAAAGAAAAATTATCTCTACATGCAAACATCACAGTACTTTATTAGCAAAACACAACCGGATAAATCCAAAATGTCTGAGTTAGCTAATTATTGTTCTATGATTATTGAAGGTACAGATATGAATGATGATAACCATTTTAAAGAAAGAGTAGTATGACAAAAGAGTTATGGATTCCTAGAAAAGAAGGCTTTAAGAAAGCTTTAGAGTACATGCAGGGTAGATCTGATGGGATTATTAAATCCATACAGACACCGTGGGCTAAATTTAATGACGCTACTACTAACGGTATAGAGTGGAACACATTAAATGTGATTGGTGGAAGACCTGGTGCTGGTAAAACTTTAATTAAAGATCAGATTATCAGGGAAGCCTTTGCTCTTAACCCGGATACTCAGTTTAGAGTGTTAGAGTTTAGTTTTGAGATGATCATGCAAACCTCTTGTTTAAGAGATTTCAGTGCAAGCTTAGGTAAGAGTTATAAGTATCTATGTAGTGCTGAAGGTAACAAGTTAACAAGGGAAGAGATTGTACAGTGTTATGACCTGGCCAAAACTAAAGTTAATTACCCAATAGATACAGTAGAGCAGCCCTGTACTGTAAATGAAATGCGGGATATTATTGATAAGTATATCAATGAGTATCAGACAAAAACAATTATTACATTGGACCACAGTATTCTATTAAAGAAAGCACCTTATCACAGAGACAAGTATGAAATGCTCTATGAGTTTGGTGAGATGCTTACTGAGATAAAAAGGATTTACCCAATTACTATGATTGTACTAAGTCAGTTAAATAGAAGTGTAGAGTCTCCTGAGAGGAATGAAGATGGTAAGTATGGTAATTACATACTTGACTCTGATATCTTTGGTGGTGATGCATTGCTACAACATGCTGATTTAGTAGTAGGATTAAACAGACCCGCAAAGCAGAAGATTAAATTTTATGGACCTGATAGATATATCATTGAAGATGATAAGACTCTAGTTATGCATTTTCTTAAAGCAAGAAATGGTGATAACCGGATGTCTTTCTTTAAGGCCCAGTTTGAAAAAATGAGTGTGATAGAAATGGAAACACCCGCAACACAAGAAAGAAGAATAAAAACAACATGATAAGCACTAAATCAACACAAAAACTTACATCAGAGGAAAGAAAGAAAAGGATCCAAGACTTGTATGAATTCCAAATGGAAAAATTCATGCAGGAAGGTGTATCTGAACCTTTATTTATTCCTAAAATGGCCTATAAACCGGCTACAAAAGATGAGAAACACATTACATTCTTTGCATCTGAGTTAGAGAGAGCAGAGTATTATGATGTCCCTAAAAATGTATACACTGAATTTATCAGTAGTGAGTACATTCCTGAAGATGCTAAACGCACATTATACAAATGGATATTTAATCCACACTGGAGAACAGAGTATGATGTAATTGAGGCCACAGAAAGTATTCAAGAGAGATACATGATTCCTGTATCAGAACTTAGAATTGTGCAACAGGCTGCTACAGTAAAAGAAATTAAATTGCCAAGTCTAGACTTAGGTCCTACAGATGAGCCCTTTAATATGCTTACAATTAGGGATCTTGCTGCTATTATGCTTAAGAAACCTGTTAGTAACAAGCAATGGTTAAATGAAATTATAAAACTAAAATAAAAATAACGTGGCACAAAGCATCTTAGTAATCGCAGAAAGCGGTGCAGGTAAAAGCACAAGTATTGCAAACCTGGACCCAGCAGAAACATTTATTGTAAATGTAGCAAACAAACCCCTTCCCTTTAAAGGATGGAAGAACAAGTACAAAATTTGGAGTAGAGAAGATCAGTCTGGTAACATGTACACTAGAGCCGGTGCTAAAGAAATTGAGGCCTGTCTTAAGTATGTAAGTGAGAAAAGACCTGAGATTAAGAATATCATCATTGATGATTTTCAGTACATGTCAGCATTTGAGTATTTTGATAGAGCAGAAGAAAAGGGTTTTGAGAAATTCACTAGTATTGCTAAGAGCATTGCAACTATTGCAAAGCTTCCAACTACACTACGTGAAGACTTATATGTATTCTTTTTAACACATGCAGAAGAGTCTCAAGACTTAGAAGGCAGAAGAAAGTTTAAGGCCAAGACAATTGGTAAATTGGTAGATAACAGTTTAACTTTGGAGGGATTATACTCTATAGTTTTATTTGGTAAAGTAAAGAAAGACAAAGACAAAGACGGTGCTATGAAGTATGTATTTGAAACACAGAATAACGGTGAAAATACATGTAAGTCACCAGCCGGTATGTTTGAGTCCTTTGAGATTCCTAATGATTTAGAATTTGTAAAACAAGCAATAATTAACTACGAAAATTAATAACCATGATTAGCACAAAAGACGTGCAAGCTACGAGTAGCTCGCCAAAGAAAACCCTGAGCCCCGGTGAACACACCGTGAAGATTAACTCTATTTCATTAGAGAGTGTAAGTTACAAAGCAGGTGCTTATCACCTGATTTTGAATGTAGAAGGACCTGATATGGGTGCTTCATTTGAAGGATTCTTAGTAGACAAAGACAAGCCAAGTGGTGCCCGTTACAAAGGTCAGATTGGTAAAGTTAAGTTTGGCTTTTATCCTTTCTCTGATGGTGAAACAAAAACAGGTATCAAGATTAGCCGTGACTTGAGTATTTTACGTGCAATACAGCAGTTATGTATTGCTGGAAGTAAACTTGAGTGGTTTGAAGAAGCAGATGGTAAGTTTGCAACAATTGAGGATTTTGTTAAAGCAGCTAACGTTGTTATTGCAGATGACTCATTGTTTAACATGTGTATCAATGGTAAAGAGTATGAAAAGAATGGTTACATCAACTATGATTTGTTCTTGCCAAAGTCTAGCAAAGAGGCGTATGCATTGGAATCAGCTACTGCAACTTCAAGCAGATTAATCTCTTACAACCCTGAGTTACATATCAAGAAAGTTAAGGTGGAAAATGTAGAATCATTTGGTGATTCTAATCCATTCAAGACTGAAACTGATACATCTACAGGATTTGAGTTTTAAGTTTTAAAGTTTATTATACTAAAGGGGGATTATATGGTCCCCCTTTTTTATTATTGCAGTTATGATTAGTACAAAGATTCTAATTCCGGATATAAAGTCAGTACCTGTAACATGGGTATTTGAGCATTATTGTAGATTAGATCAGAAGTTAACTGGTCAAGATATTAAAATAAAGTCCGTGTTTAATCCTAGTGAAAGAACTCCTAGTATGTGTATCTACTTTAAACAAGAGAAGAATAGATATCAGTACAAAGATTTCTCAACAGATAATGGCGGTGATTGTATTGACTTAGTACAAAAGATGCTTGGTATAGATACCCGGTTAAATACTATGCACAAACTTGTAAGAGATTACAATGAGTTTGTATTGCATAATAACGGGGGATATGATCTACAGGTGTTTAAACAGTACAATAAATACAAAATTGATAGATATGAGGTTAGGCAATGGAATACACTAGATAAAAGCTATTGGGGTAAATATGGTATAGGTTCTAGAATGCTAGAGCACTATAATATAAAACCTCTAAGTAGTTACACTATGTTTAAAGAAGAGGATGGTATATATAAAGTCTTAAATATTGAGGGCTCTAATATATATGGTTACTTCAAGAAAGATGGTACACTAGTTAAAATCTATCAGCCTAAAGTTCAGAAAAAGAAATTCTTAAAAGTAAAAGATTACATACAGGGTAGTGAGCAACTATCCGGCAATAACTCATTAGTGATTGTATCCTCCCTTAAAGATGGTATGTGTTTAAAGAAGATGTACCCAAATATAGATTTTCTGGCACCAGATTCTGAGAATACAATGATTAAGAAAGAATATCTAGATAGTATTAGTGGTAACTATAAAAACTGCTTTATACTATTTGATAATGATGATGCCGGTAATAGAGCTGCAGTAAAATATTGTAGTCAATTTAATTATTTAAAATCTTTATATTTGCCTTTCTCTAAAGACATCTCTGATTCTGTAAAGGATCATGGGTATCAAAAGATAAAAGAATATTTAGATAATAATTATGACAACATTTATTATTTCTGGTAACACACCTTCTAGTAAGAATGGCCGAGTATGGACAGGAAAATACAGTATTGCAAGTGCCGCTACAAGAAAGTGGAAACTTGCTACTGATGAAGAGTGGAAAGCACAAGCCAAACAGTTTAGAAAAGAATCCAAAGATCTTGGTAAACCATTGTATATAGAGCTTAAGTTCTATAGAAAGAGCAAACATAAGTTTGACTTGATTAATATAGCACAGGCTGTACAAGATGCAATGGTACATCATGGTTGGATAGATGATGATAATGCTGATGAACTAGTACCGGTGTTTGGTACCTATGTGTATGATAATAAAAATCCAAGAGTTGAAATTAAAATCCTAAAGAAATGGAAGTAAAAAAGAAAGTTAAGGTTATGTATGCCTTTAGTCAAGCAGCTGCTATTTATGTAGATATCAATGGTTGGGAAGCCTTAATCAAAGATAAACATGAGTCTTTACAAGAAGGTTATGATTATGGTGTTAAAGAGTTTGATACCAAGAGAGAAGCAGAGGCTTACGTAAGTGGTGTAAACGATGCTAACGGTTGGACTGACCCAATTGCAAATGTTGTGTGAAAGAATCAGATTTAAAAGAGATTAGAAAGGCTTATATATTAGCCAAAGCACTTAATGTGCAGTATCAGTTTATTAGAGAACTTGTAAATCCAGAACTTAAAAAATCTGTAAACGAGGCAAGAGCTAAGAACTCCCATTTTGTAAAGATTGTAAATGAGTACTTTTCTAAAAGAAGAGTAACAGGATCATTTGTAGATGATGAGGAAGAATTAGCATTTCAGTTTTTAGAGGAACTGGATAAGATTACAAAACTTTAAAACCAAAAACTATGAGAAAAGATGAAGAACTGGCATTAGCCGGGAAAGAACTTATGCTTGAACAACCCTTCTATGGCTTGTTCTTGATAGGTCTTAACAAAGAATGGAATAATGCTATTCCAACTGCAGGTGTAAGTAAACACAATATCAATTATAAGCTTGTGATTAACTCAGAGTTCTGGGATAATCTACCACATGACCACAAGAAAGGTTTGTTGTGGCATGAGCTTTTACATATCGTATTTGATCACCTGAATTTAAGAGATGAGTTTGCTGACAAGAAGTTATTTAATATAGCTGCTGACTGTGAACTTAACCAATACATTACTGAAAGCTATCTTCCAAATGGTGCTATCTTACCAAAGTCATTCCCTAATCTAAATCTAGATTATAGAGCCGGTACTAACTATTATTATAATATGCTGATGGATAATCAAGATGATCCTGATGTACAAAATATGATGGGTGAGGCTGGTGATATGCATGGTACATGGGAAGAGTTTGATAACTTAAGTGAATCTGAAAAGAAACTACTTAAGGCTCAAGCTGAGTATCAACTTAAAGATGCTGCAGAAGAATGTCTTAAATCACGGGGTACTTTACCTGGTGAAATTTCACAGATTTATCAGCGCATCACTGAGGTTACTCCTAGTAAGTTTAACTGGCGGGCCTATCTTAGGAGATTTGCCGGTAACTCTTATATTGTTGAAACTAGATTATCTAGAAAGAAGATTAACAAAAGATATCCGGATGCTCCCGGAATGAAATTTAAACCCAAGAAACATATCTTGGTTGCAATAGATACTTCTGGTAGTGTAAGTAATGATGAGCTCGTAGAGTTCTTTAATGAAATCAGACACATACACAAAACCGGAACAGAGATTACAGTATTACAGTGTGATACACAGATTAACAGTATTGAAAAGTATAACCCTAAAAAGGATGTAAAAGTCCAAGGTAGAGGTGGTACAGAATTTAATCCTGTATTAGAATATTATAATAAAAACACCAAAAAGTTTACATGTTTGGTTTATTTAACAGATGGTGAATGTTTTACTGACATTACACCAAGAGGTAAAATGCTTTGGGTTATTTCTTCAAAAGCCCGCATTAATGAGCAACTACCCGGTCCACAAATCCAATTAAACTAATTTAAAAACCCTAAAAAACTATGGCACAAGTAAAATTAAACAGCTGCGAATTAAAAGATTTCATTAAGCACGTAATCAACAACAACAGATTCATTCAAGCACAAGGTAAAGTACCAACTGCTTTGAATGTAGTAGGTAATGCAGGTCTTGGTAAGACTACTGTAGTCTCTAATCTTGCAAAAGAAGAGGGAATGCAGTTTGTTAAGATCAACTTAGCAATGATAGAAGAGTTATCAGATCTAATTGGTTTTCCTGTTAAAGAATTCCAGATTGGTAAAGATACTCCTGATGGTCTTAAGACTAAATGGGTAACTGAGATGGAAGCTGAGTTGGCAGTTAAGGCCGGCTTTAAATTGACCGGTGCAAGACGTACTGCATATTGCGCACCTGAGTGGATTTCTGGTAAAGGTGAGTCTGGTATCTTATTGTTAGATGACTATACTCGTGCGGATCCAAGAATGATTCAGGCATGTATGGATTTGATTAACACTCAGGAATATATCTCTTGGAAGTTACCTAAAGACTGGACTATTATCTTAACTACTAATCCAGACGGTGGTGACTATCATGTAAACAGCATGGATATAGCACAAACAACTCGCTTTATTTCCTGTGAGTTGAAGTTTGATGTAGATTGTTGGGCACAGTGGGCAGAAGAAACACACATGGATGGCAGATGTATTAACTTCATCTTAAAGCATCCAGAAATTGTAACTGAAGCTACTAACCCACGTGCAATCACTACATTCTTTAATGCTATCTCTAGCTTTGAGAAGTTTGAAGAGCAATTACCTATGATCCAAATGATTGGTGAAGGTTCTGTTGGTCCTGATATGACTAGTCTATTTACTTTGTTTATTAATAACAAGTTAGATCAGTTGATGTCTCCAAAAGATATTATTCTTCATGACAATGAGGATTATATTGTGGGTGCACTTAAGACTACAGTGGGCAGAGGTGATGATTACCGGGCAGATATTGCTAGTATTATGAGTACTAGAATTATAAACTTTGCCTTGGCGCACTTTAAATCTAATCCTATGAAAGCTGAAGTAATCAAGCGTCTTGAGAAATTAGTGGTGGATGAAATATTTGCTATTGACCTGAAGTATATGATTGTAAGAAATCTTATTAATGGTAACAAGCAAAAGTTTCAGAAACTTATGTTAAACGATAAAGTTATGGAGTACACAATCCGATGAAATATTTAGAATTATTTTTTGACAGAGGCAATTATGCCAAAATTACTGGTGAGGATTATAGAAGTTATCATAGACATGCCACTGATAATAAAGCTGTACTTGATTCATTAACTGTTATTGAAAGAGATGTAGTAGATCCAACTATTTTTAATACTATATCTACTACAACATCTAGTTTAGTTACAAAAGACAAAGTATTTATAATGCCGGGGGTAACCATCCCTCGGTATAAAATACGGGAGACAGGTAAAGAGATTGGTTTTGATATAGTAAGAAGTTTATCTAAAGCAACAAAAGTTATTTACTGTCATAAACAAGTAACAGATGAGATGATTAAAAAGCAAAGTTGTATAGGTATAGAAATTAAACATGTAAAACTATTGTTTGATCAATATAATATGGATACAACTGAATTAGAGAATAGTACTAATGAAAATATTATCGTTGATTATGAAATATATTATGCTCTTAAAAAATTATATACTAATATATTTGCTTCAGATGATATAGATTCAAGTCATTTTTATACATATCTATATACTGATAGTGTCTATGAAACATTGATTAATGAGCTACTAAGTGGTACTAAAGTAATTATCTCTGATAAAGATGTGATGAAGCAATGTAATGGCTCTAAGCCCTTAGATGCTGAATCATATAAAAGATTGGTATCCATGTTTAAAACTAATCAGAATCAAGAGATTGCTATGGAGTTACTCTGTAATTGTGATTATGACCAGTCAATGGTTTACATCTTAAAATTATTATCTCAGTTTAACTTTCGTGCTATGCCCGGTACAAATCATATAAATTACAAGTCCTTTAGACAGTATATGACTACGCACTGGGGTATTGATCCTAGTTACTATAGTGGTAATATTATAGATATTATTGGTAAATTAGCCGATAATGGTAAACTTAAAAGAGAGTATCTAACAGAATTTAAAGATGAGATTTTAGATCATGTACAACGTTATGGTAACAATCATATCTTTACAGTTGGTTCTATTCAGATGAATGAGACTTATAAAACAAAAATAGTAGAATGATAGAACAAGAGTTAATAGAACAGTTTTATAAAACTAAGTATTACATTAGTTACTCAGCACTAAGCAAATTAAAGTTTAGTCCAAAGTTGTTCTTCACTCATTATATTCTTCAGCAAAAAGAAGAATCGGTTGGTGCACATTTAGTAGAGGGCAGATTAATTCACTGCCTTCTACTCCAACCGGAGTTATATGGGGACCAATTTTATGTAGCTAAGAGTAAACTTCCTTCAGATAATCTTAAAGATATAGTAGACAAGATATTTAAAGAACATAACTGTGATGATTTGTCTAACTATCAGGATGAAATCTTAAACATTCTAGTAGAAAAGAATCTTTATCAGACTCTAAAAACAGATGAACAGAGATTAACTAAAGTAATTACACCAATTACAATAGACTATCTAAGTGATTTAAATAACAGTGTTGGTAAATCTGTAATTGATCAGAGCACATTTGACAAGTGTACTAGGATTGTTGCTAAGTTTAAAGCACACCCAGATGTTATACAACACTTAGGTTTAGAACTTACTGAGTTTGATAGCTGTAAAGTACATAGAGAGTTAGAAACATCCTGTGATCTTGCTGATTATAAATTTGGTATCAAGGGTATCTTAGATAGTGTCATTGTAGATGATGCTAATAAAGTAATCCGGATAGCAGATGTTAAGACTACTAGTAAAACTATACCTGAATTCAAAGAGAGTGTAGAATATTACAATTACTGGATGCAAGCAGCTATGTATGTACTACTAGCTAAGTGTTACTTTATGAAATTGAATTACACATGTGAGTTCTCATTTGTGGTTGTAGATAAATATGAGCAGATATATTGTTTTCCTGTTTCCCCATTATCTTTGGATGATTGGAATAATAGATTCAAGCAAGCATTAACTGAAGCTCATTATCATTATGAAAATCGGGATTATAGTCTCCCTTATGACTTTATAGTAAATAAAATTATGTTATGAAGAAATTACACGATAAGTACACGCAGAAGTCCAGGATATTTTTATATCCGGCATTGAATATTAGGAGAGGGAGTAAGATAAAACCCATACAAACTTATATAGCATGGGAAGAAATTATTACTCCAAATGATAAAAAACTTATCTGTGTATATGACATACTAGATACTGAAGATTTTCAGATATTTGAGAGAGTTAAATTACTGGGTAATAAACTGTTCTGTGAATTCAGACAGACTAAAAACAATAAGGGTATTTATATTTTTACATTTGATGACCGTGCAAAAGACTGGGATAAATTTGTTAAAGGTAAATACTCACAACTCTCTGATTTCGCTAAAGGTGAGATAGAAAACTTCTATGGTACAGACTCAAGTACATTTGAATATGTTATGAGTTATTTGCATCCTGAAGACTATTTTGATCTGTATGCAGACTTACTAGGTGTTGACATAAATATATTAAAAGCGGTGGGAGAGTTATGTGCTCCTTACAGTAAAGAGAAGGAAACTCTTAAAATTCCTGTAGAAGATTTGGAAATGAAAGATTTAATCATTTGATTTGTGCATATGAAAGATAGTATGATATGCATTACGTCTGTTTGGAACGGAAAAGAAAGTTTTAAAGTTATTCCTTTAGTGGAAGAATGCCCTTATGTAGAAATGATATATGATCCTGAAGCAAGTATGCTTGTGATTATATCTAAAATTATTAAAGACGCTTACCATATGATTCCTAAAATGGATGATAAAGGTGATGTAGTTCCTGCTAAAAACAGGAAGAGTCCAGACAAAACATATGCGGAAGAGAGAAGGTTGGTGGAGTCATTTCAAGAATACTACCTTTATAAAAAGGAAGAAATTACAGATATTATTAGCAGATTTGCTATTAATAGTGATAATTTTGATTTTAGTATCTTAGACAAAGCATCAACAGTAACAATGGGTCCCGCTCAAGTATAGGGTCTTGAGTATTGCCATAAACCAACAATCAAGGGGGATGTAATAGTCCCCCTTTTTTATCTTAAAAATTATGAAAAGACATTGGGTAATGGATATAGAAACCATAACAGATTTCTTCTGTGCTGTATTTGAGCACTATAAAGAAGAGGAGGTCACAGAGTTTATTATATCCTTTAATCAGAATGAAATTACAGGCTTAGTAGATTTTATTAATGAGAACATCAAGAGTGATGAATGGCACATTAGTTTTAATGGTTTAGATTTTGATGCTCAGGTTGTACAGTATATTCTAGATCATTCTAGTGAGTTACTTGCTATGACTGCTGCAGAAATTACGGCTAAACTATACAAAGTAGCGCAGGATATTATCTACAGAAAGAACAATGGCGAGTTTGCGTTGTATAGTCACAAGCAGTTAAAGATCAAACAAATAGATTTATTTAAACTTAATCACTGGGATAACCCGGCCAAGAGTTCTAGTCTTAAGTGGTTAGAGTATACTCTAGATTGGCACAATGTAGAAGAGATGCCTATACATCATAGTGATATAATAGATACCATTGAGAAACAAGAGATGGTAGTAAGCTATTGTAGGAATGATGTTAAGTTCACCAAGAAGATTATGGATTATAGTAAATCCCAAATTGCTTTACGTGGTGCACTTACTAAAGAGTATGGTATTAACTTGTACAGTGCTAGTGAGCCAAGGATATCTAAAGAATTGTTTAAGTATTTCTTATCTAAAGCAACCGGTATTAGTAGTTATGAGCTAAATGGTTTACGTACTAACAGAACATCTATTAAGATTAATGATATCATACTAGACTATGTAAAGTTTAAAACACCGGAACTACAAGCACTACTAGATAAGTTTAGAACAATTGAGTTAGATCCTAAAGAAACAAAAGGTGGCTTTGCTCATAGTGTAACTTATAAGGGTATGCAGACTGACTTTGGTCTAGGTGGTTTACATGGCGCACGCTCTGGTATATTTGAGGCTAAGAATGGTATGATTATTATGTCATCTGACGTAGTTAGTTATTATCCTAATCTAGCTATCAAAAATAAATGGGCCCCGGCACATCTTCCTAAAGAAGAGTTCTGTGAACAGTATGAGTGGTTCTTTATAGAGCGTAAGAAGATCCCTAAGAAAGATCCAAAGAACTATGTATACAAGATCATCTTGAACAGTACTTATGGCCTTAGCAACGATAAGAATAGCTTCCTGTATGATCCTGAGTTTACTATGCGCATTACAGTTAATGGTCAACTGAGTCTATGTATGTTGTATGAGATGATAGCAGAGGGTATTCCCGGTGCTATTCCTATCATGCAGAATACAGATGGTCTAGAGATGATGATACCTGAAGAACATAAAGGACTGTATCTTAAGATATGTTCTGAATGGGAACAGATTACACAGTTATCATTGGAACATGATCAGTATCAAAAGATGATTATAGGTGATGTAAACAACTACATTGGTATAAATACACATAGAGAAACTGATCAAGAGACTTTAGAAGAACTAAAGAAAGATGAGCCATACTATATTTATACCAACACTGGTTATTCTCCTGTAAAATGTAAAGGTAGATTTGAGTTTCACAACTTAGCATTACATAAAAATAAATCTTTCCTAATCATCAGGAAAGCTCTTTATAATTACTTTGTATTCAACCAGCCGGTAGATAAAACTATACTAGAGTCTAAGCATATTGTAGACTTCTGTGGTGGTATTAAAGCTAAAGGTGAATGGAAACTTACAAGTAACTGTATGATAAAAGGGGTGCTCATAACTGATCCACTACAAAAGATTGTCCGGTATTATATTTCTAACAAGGGGTGCAAGATATTAAAGCGCCATAAAGATGGAAGAATAATACAGGTGGAATCTGGTAGATGGTTACAAACAACATTAAACAAACTAGATAAAAAAGATTGGGATGCATATGATATTAACTATGATTATTATATTAATAATGCCATACGTGAAATCATGAATGTATGCCCTGAAAAAATAGCATATCAACAATTAGAGTTAAGCTTATGATAAACATAGAAAAACAACCCGTACACAACACCTCGTTATATATACATAACGGAACATACATTACTAAATATCAGTGGGAGGATGAGCTGGAATTAACAGCTTATCCTTTTACCGCTACACTTAGAATAGATAAAGTCTTACAAAGCTTAACAGTGACCACGGTATGGTCTAAACTAACACCCGTTAGTAGTGCTGAACTAGAGAAAGAGATTGAACATAAAATGATATACATGTATGCTTAATGTAATAGAAGATACCGAAATATTAAAAATGCAGGTACACAATCTAAGCCTTAATTTAAAGAAAAAAGATCAGGAGCTTAGAAGATTAAGAGAGTCCCATAAGATCAACATATCAAATCTAAAAGCTCACTATGCCAAACAACTATTAACACTACGTATGAAAAAAAGTAGTGCTAAAGGTTTACAGGAAATTGATGTGTTATATGATGTGATTGTTGGAGTTACTGGAGTAACTAAAGAAGAGATCCTTGGTCAATCTAGGAAACGTGATATAATGATCAGCAGGCAGATCTTATGTCATATCTTAAGGGAGTCAGGTAAATCACTTAAAGCAGTGGCAAAGTTAGTAAGAGATTCACATCACAGTACTATTATGCACTCTGTAGAGAAAGTAGAGGACTGGATTACTAATCCAAGTTATTTTAAAAAAGAATATAGAATATATAATCTTATTAAAAATAATTTTGATGCTATAGAATTATAATTATATTTGCAAGTCTTCTAATTTTCATAGTTCTACTCAGATAGTGTATTAGGATCGGCCTGTTTTCTTAATACACGCTGAGTAGTTTAATTAAAACCAACATGAGCAACTTTAAAATAAGGGGTAAGAGAATCCTTCTCAGCAAACCCCACAAGGAAAAAAGCAGTATTGAACTTACTGCACCACAACAAGCGGAAATTGACGCTGAATTAATGAAAAAATGGACTACTCTTGAGGTATTTGCTATCGGTGAAGAAGTTACCGCTGTAAAACCTGGAGACAAAGTTTACATTCCTACATTTATCTTACAAAGTGCAGAAATCATTGAATTAGATGGTGATGGCATTAAGATTATGGTAGGAGAACAAGATGTTGCCATTATCTGGTAATAACAATAAAGAACTTGAACCCCTCTTGGGATAGTATCCCTTGACTGACCCTCCCCTAAAAAGGAGGGTTTCTTTATTAATCTATGTAATATCTACTTATTTTATAATAAGATAATCCAGTAGATTCAGATGCTTCTTTCAAGCTTTTGTAAGTAATATTATTAATTGATATTTGTCTAGCATTAGAATTATTTGAACCTGTTCTTTTTTCAGACATTTTTAATTTTGTTTCTTGAGAGTGCTTACTTCCTTTTCTATTAAAAGCTTTTTTATGTTCCTCAGACATATAATTTGATAATCCTTTATTCCATGCTTTATTTCCTAAGTTTTTTTCACTAATTATTTTTTTGATTTCGTTTGTATGAGTTTTTCCAAACATGGGATTTTTCTCTTTGGGATGACTTATTTTCTTTAAGTATTCTTGATATTCAGCAGTATCTTTTCTACCTATCCAAACATCTCCTCCAATTGATGTGTTTTTTAAGTTATAACTTAAAGAATCATTAGCAGCATCTGTTTCTATTAATATTGTTTCTTCATATTTTTTAAAATCAGGACCTTGGTATAAAATTTCTCTTATAAATAAATTTAAACCATACTTTTTTAAAGCTTTTTTAATAAGAACCCCACTTGCAATATATCCATCGTCTATATCACCAGCATGAGAACCTATATACCATTTATTATTTTGAGTATTTATCCATTTATAAACAAAACCAAGCTTATCTATTTCTATATTCATCATACTTTTTTAATATAAGTTCTACAATAGAATGTCTATGATTTTGTTTTAGAGTTACTTTAGATAATCCCTCAACAGTTATCTCTGTTATAAATTTTAAACCAGATTGTTTCTTTTTAGGTAAATCTACTTGTGCAAGATCTCCGCACAAGACCATTTTAGAATTCTGTCCTAAACGACCTAGTAAAGCTTCCATTTGAGTATGAGTTAAATTTTGAACCTCATCTGCTATTACAAAAGTATTAACAAAAGTAATACCTCTAATATAACTCATAGGAAAAATTTCTATATTGCCTTCAGAGATTTCTTTATCTATCTTCTCTTTACCGTAAAGAGCATAAAAGTTTTGATAGATGGGTTGAAGCCAAGGATCCATTTTTTGACTTATGTCTCCAGGAAGAAAACCTAAATCTTCTTCAGTTACTGTAGGTCTAGTTATTACTATTTTATCTACTTCTCTGTTAAAAAATAAATCTAAAGCAATTTGTGTAGCAGTAAGCGTTTTACCTGATCCTGCACTACCTAAAAGAATAGTAATAGGACTCTTTAAAATTATTCTCTTAGCTTCTTTTTGTTCTTCATTTAAATTAAGTTTAAAAGAGATAGGATTTTTAGGTTTTCTTTTTGCTTTGAAAACATCATCGTCATGTGAGTTTGCTATCATAATAGGTATTACTTACAAAATACACAAAAATCAGAAGTTTTTATGCATAAGGGATTCTTGGACTCCTGATTGTCCATGATATTTACTTCCTGTTTTTTTATCATAAGTCTCAAGAATTTTACCAGCAACACGCTGAAATTTAATCTGACAGATTTTCATATTAGGATAAATACGTAATGGTTTAACCACACGCATCTCTAATACTAATGAGCCTACAAATCCGGAATCAATAAATCCTGCACAGATATGTATATCTAATCCTAGTCTACCTAAACTAGACTTACCCATAACTGTAGCACAGATATCTTCCTTTACACCAATTGTTTCATTACAGGAGTAAAGATATAACTCACCCGGTTGAAGAACATAACCATCTTCAGGAATCTCAAATTCCTCTACAGGGTTAGGTTTTCTACAATCAAGTGTATCCCCAATGTATACTTTACATGTAGGGTTTAATGTTAAATCCACAGAGTTTGGATTTAAATACTCACGTTTAAAAGGAGAGATAATGATCATACCTCTCTCGTGTTCTAATAAGATTTCAGAGTCTGCTAATACCATAATGACAAAGATAAGAATTATTATCTACCTTGTCCACGATATTTTGATTCAGGAGTAGCTTTTGGTCCAACGGACTTATGTGCTTTACCCTTCTTTTTACTTTTACTAGGAGCTAAAGTTTTTGCTGAAACTGAACTACCTTTCTTTGGTTTTGCTGCTGGTGCCATATATATAATATACTGCATTTTTTAAAGAATGCTGCATAGTCTTATAGAAAAGCTTTTTGTTATGTGGTATTAGTCCTACTTCTAAGAACATAGCATTTAAATACATAGTCTTAGAATTTTCACCAGTGTAAGTTTTTCCATCAATAGTAACTTTAGTAACTATAATATATTTACGTTGTAAGAACTGCATACCTACAATATTTAATACTTGTTCAGGTATTGCAATTGATACAATTTCACCGGTAATAATACTACCTGAATCACAGAGAGAGTACTTATCGGCAATAAGTTCCTCTAAAGTTGCTTTAGCTCCAAACTCCACAGCTCTATCAGCTATGTATTTTATTGAAGATGAGTTAGTTACAGTGTCAACCTTGTAACATTGAGCGCTTAAATTGGCCATAATAGTAACGCCAAAGATTAGTATAAATAGTTTTTTCATGATTAATAAGTTACTGCTCCAGCATAACCAGGAGCTATTATATATAGATTTAAAGTTTGTCCGGTAGTTAAGGTACCTGTTGTGTACGTACTAACACCTGGATAAGTTATACGTACATTAGTGGTTGCTGCTTTGATAGCATTGTATTCTGTTAAAGTAAAGATACGTACATCAGGAGCTATTCTCCACTTAGAAAACCTTCCGGCTTTTCTTGCAGCTACATAATACTTATCTGCCACAGATATTATTTTGTCATCATTGACATCAAACATATGGAAAGATAAACCATTTCTATTAGTCTTATTTAAAACTACATTACTTACTGCTTGAATATCTGTATTAGTGTAGGCTTGAATTCTAGTAGGGGCATTTACTTCTATATAATATTCTTTAGAAGGATCATAAGCTTCTGATATAGAATAATATCCTGCTGAGTTAGTATAGATTGTTTTGTAGAGAGCCCAAGAAGAAGTTGTAACTAAATACTCAAACTCTAGTACGTAAGCTAGATTATTATTATTGTTTAGGTCATTCCATCTACCATTAGATACAAACTGTACATAGTCTTCATTACCTGAGTTGTTAGGTTCCCCAGAGTTCCAGTTCTTATAAGAATAAGTCTCTCCTGTCACCCATCTCCAAGTTCCTTCTGTTACCTCATCAGTTAAACCAATCCAACCAGAAGGCCATAAAGCGTATAGGAAATTTTGTTCACCTGAACTTGTAATGGTTACTAAGTGACCACCCATATTAGAACAGTTAGTTCTAGCTGTAGTCCAAGTAGCACTACCTGTAGAACGGTAATAAGAGTGTCCTCCATAGTTCTGTTGATTAGTGAATCCTGTAATGGTTTGGTTTGTTCTTCTGTAGAGCTTTATAGCAACGTTAGAAGCACCGGAACCATTTGCATTATACATGTATCCAGAATAAGTAAACTGTGCACTTAGACTATTAGTAATAAATAATATAAGGATAAGCCATCTCATAGTAATAACTTAGCTCCCATCAATATTTGGAAGTTTAATATATCCTGATTAGCAACATAAGTACCACCACCTGTAATTCCTATACCAAATGTCTTTGTCATTTTGTATGTAAAGTTAAAGAAAGGAATTATAATTGGTTTAGCTTTGAATAAAGATTCTGTATAATATTTAGAATAGGGAGAATAAATACCAGCTGCAATTATTGTAGCATCTATATGCTTAGTGAGTTTTCCCTTATACATAAAACCACCTATAGCAATTGTAGAGATCATAGTCTCTCCATATAGTTTACCATAAGTACCGGCACCCCCATAAAGTGCTGTAAAATTTTTAACTGAGTTTACTCTAACAAATAAAGCTGTGTTAGAGATTGCATTAGGCATCAGACTAAGACCATCTGATATAACATTAATATGCTTCACTCCTTTTGAGTTAGTACCAATCCATGACTTTACACAAGATACATTTCCTATCTTAGCATTAATCATATAATCTGCTGAAAAACCAATAGATGCGGTACCATCACCCTTTACCCTTGTAAAAGATGCAGTACCTCTAGCATCTTGAGAACCATCTGCTTTTGTTTGAATACCAACTATATCCCCTGTAACCAGGATAGCGGGTTTGGCAACCTCAGCTTTTGCTTTGCCGGCTGCCTTTGCAGTACTAGAAGACTGAGTCTTTTGTGTCTCAGTCTTGGTCTCCTCTACTTGTTTGTCTGAGGGTTTTTCGGTTTGTACTTCCGTTTTTTCTTCGGTTTTACTACCGGAGGAACCACTACTTCCTGAGCCACTACTACCACTGGAGCTTCCACTGCTATTGCTTCCTGAACTACTTCCGGAACTTGAGCCACTGGAGCTTCCGCCATCACTTCCTGGGCTGCTCGGATTATTTTCTGAGCTTCCTGTTCCCTGAGTTGGTTCTCCTCCTTCCGGAGTTTTAGAATCTGGATTACTATTATTGCTACTAGTGCTACCAGGCCGATTACTACTACTTGATCCATTATTTTCTTTATTAGTTGTTCCTACATTAGTACCTGACGAAGTGCTAGATCCAACATTTACTCCAACACTACTTATACTACCAACGTTTGAGATGGCCCCTAAATTCATAACACTACTTATGATATTTAGAGTTGTATTTGTAGTAGTTGTCGTAGTAGTAGTTGTAACTATACCTTGACAGGGTGATGTACTTTTGTATTTCAAATATACACTATTTATCCAATTATCAAAAGTTCCATCTTGTAATTCTGTATATGAAAATGTTTTGACTTGACCATAGTAAGCAATTACTATAGGACTAGACATATTTGCGTTAATAAATTTTAACTCTTGCGTGCAAGGGTCTTGGTATTGGTATATAAACTGTTGTGCTGCAAGAGATTTGCAAACTAAAAAAATTAAAATAAAAATAACTTTTAATGTTTTTGTCCAAGTTTCCATCCCTCTTTTAAATATTTTTCTATTTCTTCAGGTATGACTTTCTTTTTAATACCATCTTTACTTATATACTTTCTACCTAAACATACTGTTCTATTCCTAGTAGCATGTTCTATAGACACAGATTTTCCTTTTAATTTATTTTTTATTTTATCTTTTACTTCTTCTGATCTTTTTTTCCCATATATTGGATTATTGGAACCTTCCATCTTTTTTTTTAATTCTTCTTTTCTAGCTTTAACTTCTGTTTCAGAATACCAATTTTCATACTTCTTACCTTTTCTACCACTAGTTCTACCTTTACAAGACATAGATATTTTTTTCTTAGTCTCTTCTGTACGAGTAGAAGTATTTCCATCTCCACCTAAAGTTAAATTTACTAATATTCCTCCATCTATCTTTCTTTTATATTGATTGATTAATTCTATTTCTTTCTTACATGCTTCTTCCCAAGTTAAATCCATATACAATATTTTTACTTGATATTCAGTTTTACTAACAATATGATTCCAATATCTATTCCTAGCATGTTTAGAATATGCTCTTCTTTCTGTTTTACCTATACCTATGTAAAACAATTCTTCTGTATCAAGTCTAGTATGTGAGTATACAATTGCCATAAATTTTTAACAGATAAAGCTCTGACCTTTTATGGACAGAGCTAGTATGCACAAAGCTAATAAAAATATTTTAATTTTTAAACACACTTGCTTTAATGAGATTTTGAATCACATTAGTACAAGCAGTTTCAAGAGACTTACGGGTAGCTTTTCCAACAGTACTCTGGGAAAATTTCATGTCATCTAAAGATTTTAAGAAGGATTCACCGGTCTTGGTTGACTCACCCTCACCAGAACCAATATAAATTTGGCCTGTTTTAGCGTCAACAAACCTAACTTGTAGACGTATGAAAGTAGTGACAACAACTTTTGCTTTAGCACCAGCAACTTGCTCGTCTTCATCAACAGCAAAATCAGCCACAGTAACATAAACAAAGTAGTGAGCAGGTTTAATCTTACCTTTTCCATCAATGGGTTCATCAAATACACCTTTTTTAGAGGCTTTAAATTGAGTAACCATTCTCTCTTTAATCTCTGATTTTTCCTCCGTGAATATAAATCTATTAGTTTCATCTAAATAATCCAGTACTGATTCAGCAAATCCAAGACCTACGTTCTTCTCCTGTAAAGCAGGATACAAACTTAAGACTTTTGTCATGTCTACACTAACTACTTGCACTGTCTTTTTAATAGAATCAGTGTAGCCGGAAACTGTGGAGATATCTTTTACCTCTACCGGTTCAGCATCTGTAGTAGTTTTCATACTACCACATGCAAATAATATTGTTGTCAATAAGAGACTACCAAGGATCTTCTTCATCTACTTTAGGTTTAGTTGCTGGAGCAGGAGCAGGTGCGGGAGCAGCCTTTTCTTTGATGATAATGGTTTTACCCCCACCACCAGTGTTTGCTTGTTGCTTTTGTTCGTTGTTCGTAGTAATGTTAATCACAGGTGCAGGGGCTGCTACAGCAGTTGGAGTTTCTGGCTTTTCATCTTCACCACCACCTAAGTGAGTAGCAAACCAAGCACCACCGGCTGTAACAGCAGTGGTGATTGCTCCAATAATGGTTTTTTTGATAGCGGACATACCGCTCTCTTCTTTTTCTTCTGACATGATATTATATATTAGTTTTCTTCTTGTTTACTATATTTAGCAGCTATAATTTCTGGAGTATCGTCTTCCTCATCGGTTTTTTTAATTAGCATCTTGTCACGGTCTTCAGAGTTAAACCAATAATCAATAACTTTATTTAAGTTACCAACGAAGGCACCCAATAGAATAAGTAACATTTCTTTCCAGTCATCCTCTATTTTTACTCCAACAAATACTGCTGAATTGATTCCTACTATGATTAAAGTAAATAACCCTAAAATTACTAACGTGATTCTCCACCTATTACTCTGCATTTCCTGCAGCATGTTATAGAATCTATTAGTATCAGGTTTTGTTGTTTCTATATTGCTCATTTGTTTACAATTATTTTAGAGTGTAATGATTCTGTTTCAGTAGTTACAGAAAGAATATAAATACCATCTGATAGACAATCTAGGTTTGCACTATACTTGTACTTGCCAGCTGGCATACGTTCTTTTAAAATAGTCTGTACACGTCTTCCTACTTCATCAGAGATAGACATATCTACATCAGATGCTTCTTTAATCTTAAACTGTATTTGTATATCTCCTTCTGTAGGATTAGGGAATACTATAATGGAGTTTAAGTCATTAAGAGAGATAGTTCCTTTGTTAATTCTACGTACCTCTACAATACCCATAGCCGGAATAATGTTCATATCTTTAGAGTTAGCGTCTCCTACATACTTAGCACCTGTCCAGAGAGCTGCAGTAGCCCAACTATCTTGTGGTTTTTTAGCAATAAACTGAAGTGTAAAAGCTTGCTCTCCATCATTAAGCATATTCTCATTAGTTAAATCAGCACCTCCCCAAGATACTAAACCATTAGAAGGATTAAAGAATGAAGTCCAGTTCATTACTTTATCAGTGTTTTGTACTGCTTTAAATTCTAAGTAAGCAGTATCATACTTAAGATCTAATTGTAATGCACCTAACTTTTTACCATTAGTTAAAACTTTAACCGGTACATTAACTAGGTTACCTTCTTCTACAGTTACTTTAGGCATATTTACCTCAATAGTTTCTGCAGGGAAATCATAACTTACAGTCTCATCAATGATGTAACGTTTAGCGTTAGCTGGATTAGTAATTTTAATAGGAGTTAAACGGGCCATTTTAAAGCCTGTAGAGTTTGCATCTCCTTTAACAGCCACGTAGTAAGTGATAGAATCATTACCATCTACACTGTAAGTAAAGTTATTTATAGTAGAGTAAGTAGAAGTCAAGTTAGAAGTAGCTCCATTAATTGCATTGTACTCAGCAACTGTAAAGAACATTACATCTTTCTTAGAGTTAGGCCAAGCAGAGAATCTACCGGCTAATCTACCATATACAGAATATACATCAGCAATAGAAATATCACCGGCAGTTCCGTTTACATCCATTGTGTAGTAATCAAATCCGGTAGGAGTATATTGACCTAAGATAGATTGGTTAATCTTTTGTGCATCTGCAGTAGAGAATACATTACCTGGGATCATTGTGTCTCCCTTAACTACAATACGTACATCCCAATAAGTGGTATCTAAGAATTTCTTAAATACAGTAACACCCAATGAGTTAGTCTTTTGTGAAGCAATCTGAGACCAAGTAGAAGAACCTTTAGCTCTTTTCTCTAAACTAACTGTTAAATTCTTAGCATCTGTACCGGTAATGTTTTTAAACTTAGTAGCAAAGCGCAATACTTTCTGATTGAAGCGTCCACCATAAGAGTAAACTACCAAGGTAGTATCATTACCCCAGTTAGTGGCAGCTCTGTTAGAAAATGATTTAACACCAGCAACTTTCAAAGTCTTAATAGAATCTAAGTTGTTCCAAACTGTTTCACCTGCGTGAGTAAAAGTTAAATCAAATGTAGCTCCATTAGAATAGTTAAAAGTAGAACTAGATCCTGTGTAAGCCAAAGTAACTGTCAAGAATCCTTGTAGGTTACTATCTACATACTGAAGGTATTGATCAGAAGCAGAAATCTTAAGAGAAGGTACAACTCCTGTAAAAGCAGTCTTATCATAGAATACACGGAATTGTATACCGGTAATCTTTTCTGATGTAGATGTATTGTAAAAATGTAAAGGTGCAACAGTTTGTCCTACAGTAGTAGTAGCAACCTGATATCCTGAATCAATAACCACCCAATGACCTGTACCGGGTGATGTAGCAGAACTTTGTGCAAAGCTTAAAGAAGCTATTAAAGTTCCGAATAGTGTCGTAATCAATTTTTTCATTTGTTTATATTATTTAAAGCGTGTTCTATCAACCAAGGTTCTGGGTTTGTTAATTTTTCTATGAAGTTTAACTCATACATATAACAAAATGTCTCTTCTTTTGCGGGAATAAGTTCTATCCCTTTTTTAGCTATGTACAAGTGAAGACTTTCATGTACTAGCACTACAGCAATATTATTTATAGAGTTTAATTTAATATCATCTACTGCTATGTAGATATGACCTAAACCATCCTCTATTTGACATGAAGAGTAAGGACTAATCATAAAAGATATTTGATAACAATTTGTATCAAGCATCTTATACTTATCTATGTCTACTCTTTTTATTAGTTGAATTGCTGAATCAACTTTTAAATCCCAACCATCCCCGGCTTTGTCAATTTTTATTTGACTAAAACAAGGGACGGCTAAGATTATTAAGAGGCTAAATAATAACCTCTTTAACATATTACTTAATGTCTTTAGACTCAATAAGAGTGTATGTAAAAGAATTACCACCCAATGCAGCAGCCTTCTTACAGATAGCCAAGAATGCATCAAAGTCAGCAGACTTCTTAAACACTTGACAACCTTCTGACCAGTTCTCAACATAAGTAGAGTCTGCACCAGCTTTATGAATGTTAATACCGAAGATCCCTTCTTGTATCTTGGACTCATCATAGTTCATGTCTTTATTAGCATCACGGTAAACTTTAACGTTAGCCTTTTGTTTAAGGGCCTCGTATTTGCCTTGGTGTAATGCAATGTGATGTGAACCTGAGTATTGACCAGGTACTAAACGTGCAACACCTGCAGCGTTATGGAATTCTTTAACTCCTTTAGTTCCTGGATCTGTAGTAGCAGGCCAGATTTTAAATTTCCACTCTCCACCTTCTTTGTAAGAAAGAGTCAAGTTGTCATCAAATACGTTAGTTACTTTAGTACCAGTGGCAGAGTTTCTAACACCAATAATGTTGATGTTAAAGTCTCCGTTTTCAAAGTACTTGTAACCTTTGGCTTTCATAGCCGCTTCAATTTGTTCTCTAGTATAGCTCATATTAGTTTATAGTTTATAGTTTATAGTAAACAGTAAATAATTCCAGTTAGTCTTGCTTTTAACTTTTCCTTGGCAGTAAGATCTTAACTTGTTGTAACTTATTTCAGTAATCTCTGAAGCAATTCTGAGATTCTCATAAGTCTCTCCTGTTTCAGTATTGATTACTTGTTTAGACTTAGGATTATCTGCACCAAGTCTTACTGAATGTTTTCTATTCTTAAAAGCTTCAGAATTCTTTAAAGACTCTTTTATCTTAAGTTTAGTTTCTTCTGTAAGGGTGCTACCTAATCTACTCTGTCTAAGTTTTTCTTTTGTTTCCTCAGAATGATTCTTTCCATAAAAGTGGTTCTTTTCGCCCACTCTTAATTTAGCTACTTCAGATAGATTCTTACACATAGATTCTGGTAAAGATTTTCCTGTCCAGTATCCAACTTCATGTCTCCAACCTAAAGTACCTTGACCTCCATCAGTCCAATTAACTAGACTACCTCCACAAGTATCTACTCTGCCATACACACTTATCAGTTCTATTTCTTTTACACAAGCCTCCTCAAAAGATAAATCATCTAACATAATCTCTACTCTATACTCTGAGTTCTTTACAACATTATGCCAGTGTTGATTTCTACTTTTAGTTTGGTGTGCTCTAGAATAATTAGAATCTGTACCTAATCCAATATAGAAAGGTACATTCTTATCTAACCTGATATGTCTGTAGACATAAGCCATGTTTATTCAGCAGAGTCCCCTTCTTTCTTTTTCATTACCTTTTCGATGCTCGTGAGCCCAAGAGTGCCAAAAGCTAACAATGCAACTGCATCCACTAAAGGAACAGATGGAGCAAAGTGTGCTTCAGTAAATGAGTTAGCGTACAATGTAGCGCATAGTGTAATTGTGCAGACCAAGCCACACAGACGTTTCATGGAAACAGAGCCTTTTTCATCCTTGAACAGGCCGCCAATAAAGTTTAATAGTTTCATACGGTATAATTTTTTTACCGCAGTTAATTCAGGATGCAGCCCTAGATGGTTTTTAGGGTACTACATATATAATATAATGAAAATTAATTAACTTTGAACAACACACATATGATAGGTATAACTTTTCTCCCAAAACAAGATGTACTCTTAGGAGTAAATGTAGATGTCCTCAATTATGAGGATAACGGTAAAATAATTGAAGCAACAAGAATATCCTTTGGGATAATTTTTATTACTCTCTCTATTTTATTAAAAAACAAGTAAAATGTAGGGGGAGAAATCCCCCATTATTTTACATAGAAATCTGTTACATTATCATAAGACTGCCACCTGTTTATTGTATACAGTACCGGCAATGCATCTGACCATTGTTTATTAAGTTTTAACTCACCTTTTCTAGAACCTTGTTTATAATACAAACTTTCTTCATCAAATGCATAGTTGTAAGGAAAAGCAAATGTATCACTAACAGCCTCTCCTAACTCACCAAGTAACTTAGATGAAGCAATAGGACTCTTCATTAACATGTAAGCATTAGCAGGACTAATGAAACTTGTTAATTCTGATGTTTGTCTATCTGCTTGATAAGCCAATCCATTTAGTAATCTTTTAAGTTGTTTGTCATCATCATCTAAATCCATACCCGCAATTAATGAAGATATAATATGAGCAATAGCAAATGAAGATAATATAAATGTAAGTTCTATAGCTACTCGGTTTAAGTTTTTAATTTGATCCTCTCTTAAACTTTCTTTAGCATCTCTTATCTTAGTAAAGATATCTCCTCTGGCAGATTTAATATGAGAGATAAAGCTTGCAAATGTCCGGTATCTACCCTCAATCCAACCAAGGTTTTCATCATAGTACTCTCTTTTAAATCTTGCTTTAAATGCTGGATATACCCACTTGTGAAACTGGAATACTAATTTACCAATACTATAATCTTGTAAAGCTGCTCTATCTTCAGGAGAATAGTTACCGTGTATTTGTTTGTTTACTTCACGGATATTATTCCTAATATCATAACGTTCATTATCTGATAAATCAAATCCTGTTTTTAAAGATAACTCCCCGGTGTTAGGATCAAAGTCATAAGCATCATAAAGAGAGAGTGTCTCACCTTTATCATTTTCAATCTGCTTAGACATTAAGATTGCCATACCTACTTTACTCTGTACATTTGTTTCCGCAGCATCTTGTAAAACATAACCCCACTCCATTAAACCACCCTTCTCTTTTACCTCACGTTGAGCTACACTATCTACCATTCTATACTGATATAGTAAGGCCTCATACTTTGATTGTGGTTTTTTCTCACCATAGTATCCTTCACTAGTAGCTAATCCTTTAAATACACCAGGTAAATATTCACTGTTGTAAATACCTGTTGCTCTAAGCATAGCTTTTCTATCATAGAATAACTGACCACCAGTCTCAATGCCGTTGTTGATTCTACCCATAGCATAGTTATTGATATTACCAAAGATGTTAAATCCTACATATGATAAAGATGTGGCATTAAGTACTTTACTTATAACGTTATCTAATGTGCTTTTATCAAACTCGGACTCTTCATAGTAAACCATCTTTAACCATTTCTTCAAACGGGTAGCTGTTCTACTCTCTGAGCCAGGAATTGTTTTAGCTTTAGTTCCGCCAGTTGCTGTACGTACAAGTACATTTTGAGATTGTACATACTCTCTATTTTCAACAACTCTTTTTAGTGCATAGATAGTATCTTCTGCATTAGTTAAGTGCTGATAGTTAGAAGCCATTGCTCTAAACTTAATTAAGCTATCTACTAGATCAGTATTAAGTTCATCCTTAGTAAGCATAGATTCATTTCTCTTAAGTTGTTTTTCTAACTCCTTTAGCTGCTCTCTATACTTAACTGTAGATACTTTACCATCTCTAAAACTAGTTTGTAACTCTTCTATTTCAGATTTAATCTTATCAATACTAAACTGGCTTTTTAATTTGCCGGTAAAGAAGATTGGTGGTGTTTCAATAATATTACCCTCTTCATCTGTAAGAACTATCTTTTGATAACCCTCATCTGTAAAACTTTTAAACCAACTAGATACTGACTTACTTAGTAAGCTAGTCACACTAGATGGATTATCTTTTAACTTGTTTAAGAAGTTTTGTTTTTGTCTAGGTAACTTACCTGTCATATCTCTTTTAACAGAGGGAGGTAACATCTTAAGTGCACCATTTTCAAACTCCTGGATCCAGAAATCATAGAACTCTTTCTGAGCTCTCTCTAATTCTGTAGTAGGATTCATGATCTTGACATACTTTTCATCAAGCATACTCATACCATTATCAGCTACATCTTTTACCTCTTTAAACTCAGGCTTTACAAACCAAGACTTTCTAACAGCTGTAGCACCTAAATAACTACCGTCTTTCTCTCTTTGTGCAGTTACGTATTCAGAGTAGTTATAGTATTTATTTCTATAAATAGCATACTCAGCATCTGATATGCCACGTTTCTTTTTCCATCCATAGTTACGATATTCTTCATACTTATCCCTGATCTTCTTAAAGTCATCAGTGTATTTATGAAACTCACCATCAGTTACTTCACCACCAATTACTCTTTCAGCTTTAGTAAAATCACTATAAGCTTGTCTATTAGCAAATAATTCTTGATTGAATTTAATATCCTCTACTTTAGCATCATCAAGATTAGGAATGTTGATGTACTCTAACCAGTTATTATTATTATCTACAAGCTTGTTTCTTAAATCATAAAACATCTTATAGTATTGGTAACCAATCTTTTGTACATACCTACCAGTAAAGTTGCCATCTTTATCATAAACTAACATATAATCATATGATGGCTTACCTCCTGATAAAGATGCTAATCTATTACCTATAGTAATTGCTTTTTCACTAAACTGTTGAACATCATCTGCAATCTTTTGCTTCTCCCTCTTAAATACTTTATCAACCAAGGCTAAGATTGTATCTGTACTAGTAGCCAAATCACCAAGTTGTGCATCTGCTACAGAGATATCATTAGTCTCTTTAATAATTGTCTTTAAATCATCTTCAGTAAAGTTTCTATTAGAGTTAGTTCTAATGAAGTTAATTGTAAAGTTCTCTATAGCCTGATCAATAGTAGAATCAGCAATATTTAATAGATCTGTTACTGCAATTGCAATATCTCTCTGACCTGGATTAATAACATTACTCAAACTAAGATTACGAATACCTCTATAGGTTTCCATAAATTTACTAAACATAAGTACTACAGAAATATAATCTTCTTTAGCAACTGATTTTGGATTAGAGGCATACTTGATAAAGTTCTCTAACTCTTCTTTAGAACTGTTTAAGAATCTACCTAAAGCTATATCAGCCTTACCGGAGTTTATCTCAGTACTAAGTACAGCAATCAAACTATTAATTTTATCTATAGTCTGTTTCTTAGGTTTAACTTGTTTAGATGAATCAATAATACTTTGTAAGGCATCATTACGTTTTACTAACTGTGAAACCACATCCTTCATAAACAAAGAAATGTTTGTATATTGCTCATCTGTTAAACCGGCCTCTGGTTTCTCTTGCTCAGGAGTTAAAAAGTCAGGATTATTAGTAACGTTAAAACCATTTTTAATCTTAAGATCATTAACTACATTCTGAAAAGGAATAGTAGGAATTATTCTATCTACATAAGCTAGATTTTCTGTCTCATTATGTTGTACTACACCTTCTACTCTAAAACTTTTTACCTTCTGATCTTTACCTTGACCTTCTATATTTAAGTTATAATGATAGGTAGATACACCAGATACCGGGAAACCATTGATATTAGCTAACTTGGCATAACCCATTACCTGAATACTTTGCTGTTGCTTAGTAGTTAATTTTTCACCCGGTAATAAAGTACCTTCATTTGTAGAATAAGGTACATCATAGTATCCAGGATCTTTTATACTTGTCTTAGATACTTTTAAATCTATAATGTACAATGACCCATCTGGCTTAATAATTAATACATCTAATGAACCGGCAATTTTAGATTGATCATCAGCAAGAATAACTTGCGGTAAGATTATAGAACCATCTAACGTAAGAGTAGCTACATATGCACTAAGTGAATCATATGCATCTTCAGCTAAAGCTGGATCTAATACAGTCACACTTTCTAGGGCCTCATCAAATGTTTTACCATCTATAATATCCTGAAGAATCTTATCAAAGTCTTTACCAAATAACCTATTCATTTCATATAGATCATTTGGATCATTAAGACCACCTTTAATAGCAGAAGTCATAGATTTATATTCCTCTCCCGTCTCTAAATTAGTATACGTGTGTGTATCTTCATCTAAGAACATTGGTGTATCATATAGAGTATCTACTATATCTCTCTGTAAATTATTTATAGCTCTATCTTTAGCTGCTTTCTTACTGGCCTGTTTTCTAATATACTCAGGATCATTCTTATCAATACTTAACTTAACTGAACTTTGTACTTCACTAGTAATAGGTCCTGTTGTAAAGCGTAACTCTTTAGTATTTAATAACTTAGCAATATCAGTAAGGGTAACATTTTCATTTAAATCTTCAGCAATAATATCTAAACTATTACCTGTAATGCTTTTATAGATATCATTTATGATTTCTGCAAACCATTCTATCAACTCTCTAATTGCAGTTTTAAATGAATTACCTGGTTGATTCTCATACTCTTTTTTAAAGTATCTAGTCAATGCTTGAGTAACTAACTCAAGGTCTCTATACTTTTCAAAAAATCCTTTTTTATTAGCGTAACTATCTTTTATCTGTTGTTCTAATACTGGAAAACTTTTTCTTGCTTCAACAACTAACTTACCAAATATATCAGGCCTACTAACATATAATGCATCTACTACTGGGTGAAGCATTTCTTCAATTGCTGTCTCAGTAGTAATCCGGCTCTTAATTATATAAGCTTTGTTCTGATAATAAAAACTCTTAACGTTTTTAAAATTTACTATTGGCTTATATGGTAATGACTCATATAATTTTTTAGCATCCTCTACAGATACTATCTCATATTCTACATCTGGTAAAATAGTAGATAGATACTCTAGTACATCAATAGCATTATTTGTATTCTCTGATTCTCCAATTACATCAACCGGAGTAAACATATTTTCATTAATTGTAAACTCTATACTATTTTGTGTAGGTCTAAAATCATATGTTTCACTAGATATCTTATTATAATTCAGATAGTTAATAATTCTATTTTTATTATTTACAAGAATAGCAGGATCTATTTCCTGCATACCTTCTATAGTACCTGTTACAAAGTATCTGATTTTATCACCAACTGTGACACTAGATATCATGCGCCTCCTTCTGAGATTACTAATTACAGCTTCAGCATATTGTTTCTTTTTAACACTAAACTTTACTTTATTAGCCTGTACAATTTCTTGAGCTTCTGCAATACTTGGAAATGTATCTGAATCTCTTGAAGATTGATATTGATCAATGATACCATCTACAATTAGATTGTTATTATATATACCCATTAGGGCCTTGTATTCCGGTAAATTTCTATTATGACAAGCCATCTCTTATAAATAACATTTTTTTATTTGTTCTACAAAACTATTTTGATCACCACCATTGGTCTTTACATAATCTTTGTACTGATCTACAAAGTTAACCAATGAAGTAATATTTAAATCTTGTTTTATTTTATCTTTTTGTTCATCTGTAAGTTCCATAAAGAACTCACTAAGAACAGGATAATCAGTCCTTGCTTTAAACATTGCACCTATAGCAGGATTAAATGCCGCAGCTGGCACATTTGCTAACATAGCTTCTACATCACCAATCTCTGGTTCTTGAGCTTTAGGTGTTAAAGTCTTAGCTAATTCTGCAGGTGATTTTGCATCTGTTTCATATGGTTTACCATCTTTTTCATATACAATCTTTTTACCCACTGTTTTAGCTTGAATACCATTAGAAGCTAAAGTACTATTAATATTAGCTGGAGCATTACTAAGATCTATATTGCCTAATTGTTTATCTATATTGGCTGCTTGATCATCAATTAATTTATCAATATTAGTATCAGGCATTGCTCCAGGATTATTAAAGACATCTTTATTCTTTCTATTAGCAAATAGCTGTGTACTAGTTGGTAAATTACCGGGTATTACAAACCCTGAAGCAAATTGTTTTTTAGAACCAGTTGAAATAAATTTTTCATACTCAGCAGACACACCAAAAGCATACACATCACCAGGTTGAATAAGATCAGCTAAATTTTCTTTATTATCTACCCTATCTCTTTTTACAGTAGTTAGTTTATAATAAGTAATAAGTTTACTCTTATCTGAAAATTCTACTATTTTAATAACTAATGGAAAACCAATCTGTGTTTTTTCATCCTTATTTGCTAAAATAAAACCTAAAGCCTTTAAATATTTTAAATTGTATCTATATAATTTCTTACCTTCCTCAGTTAATTTAGATGGACCAGGTAGAGAAATCATAGGTTGTACAATCTGATAATTACCTTTACTATCTACAATCATCTCATCACCTTTGTAATTAGAAACATCACCTAAAGGAATCATTTCTTTTTCAAATTCTGTATTTTTAAATACATTAACTTCAAGTTTATCATTAGCAATTACCATTGGGGATTTTAATTCTACACCAGAAGCAATATTTAAATCTTTTTTAAGTTCATTAAGTTGATCATTCTTACTAATCTTTGACCTTATATTTTTTGTAAAGAATGTTACACTAGAAGACTGTAAGAATCCTCTAACAAATTCATTATACAATTCATTAAGATTTACACCAAATGTTTTTACTACTAATCTATCATCAGCCTGACCTTTTAATGCGGTAACAGCAGAAGCAGATGAATTAAGAATCATTTCAAACATAAAGTTTGGCATTATTCTAATAAAAGATCCTGACTTAAACTGACCACCATCTTTAACTAATAAGTAATGGAATAAGTCAATTGCATATGGTCTAGTTAACTCATTAGTATATAACTCCATAAAGCTATACTGTATCTTATTAACTTGTAATTTACTTAATTTAGTCCAGTTATTAAACTCTACTTTATTTATAGCATCTTTATTAGCTCTATTACCTGCAGTGATAGCAAACAAAAACTTGTTTACAAAATAGTTATTAGGGCTTAACTCTCTTAATTTTTTAACAACATCAGTTACATTATCCATATTTTCAGGTAATGTACTTGCTGTCTGGTCATAAATCATTCCATTATTTAGAGAAGCAAGTGCTCTATTATAACCACCTTTCTTTAATATATTAACATATGCTTTAATTGCAAAGAAAGAAATTAAGTTTTTATCTAAAGTATTTTTAAAATTTTTACGGTCTCTAAAATTAACGTCCGTATTTGCTATTACAATATCACGTAATCTATTAACCACTGGAGTACGGTTAAGCATGACACTACCCATTAAAGATTTAATTTCTCTATACACGGTAAAATTAAATCCAAATGTATTATCTGAATTACGTAATAATGCACGTACATCAAATGGTATTGAACTAACTTCAAACTCTTTGTCATTCATTTCTAAACCTAAATCAACAGCTTTATTATAAATCTCATCAAACTCTGTTAAATCTTTATTAGGTAGACCTTTGTTAAGTTTTAATATTGAAGATAAACTCATCATAGCATCACTTTGTCCTATAAGTACCTTAAAGTTATTAAGAACCGCTATTTGTACAGCAGCAATATTTCTTCTAATACCTTCTTCAAGATCTGCTGTTGTAATATTAGAAGGAACTTCAGTTACTTTATATTCATCCATTAACTCTTTGATAATAGCTGTTTTACCTTTAATTCTTTCGCTATCTTTTGCATAAGATGATTTATTAGTTCTTAAACGTTTATAAAACTCATGTATTATAGGTTGATTAATAAATAATATACTATCATCTAATGACACACCCTGAGCAATCATATTTGCTACAATACCAAGAGAATCTATATTCAAACCTAATTTAGCAGCAAGACGTTCTTTAGCGTTATCTGTCATGGCTGATACTAAAGCTGACAAGATAAACATTATACGTTCACCATCATATTGTCCAGTTTCTGGATTATATGCTTGAGTCTCACCATAAGTATCAAACTCTTTACCATTAAGTTTAAATCTTAAGTTAGTAAGATCTATTTTCTCACCAGTTTCATCAGTATAACTATTTGTTTTTCTAATTTTTATTTTATAAGGATTTACTACTGTATATACCAACAATGCGTTAACTGCAGCCCCAATATTTCTAGAACCTTCCTTATTATTTCTAAATCCATAATATTTACCTAATAAAGTATCTACATTATATCTACCTTCTTCTAATTGATCTCTAAGTTCAGGAAATCTTTCAGTAAAGCTTTTAACAATATCTTTAAGAGGTTGTACAGTTGCTACCTGGAATGCTTTAGGAATTTTTCCTTCTTCGGCAGTAACCATATCCGTATTGTTTAATAAAGCAATACGTGCATTTACAATTGTATTATTAAGGGCCCCTTGATAAGGTTCATAACCTAACTTCTCTACTTTAGTATTATACTCATCTACATCAGCCGGTAAGTTTAAAGCTTTTAAAGTTGCTTCAATAATTTCTTTCTTATCAAGATCTAAAGTAGTAGCATTCTCATCAATAATATCTAACTCATCTAGATAATCAACAGCATAGTCTTTAAACTCATTAGCTTCTTTTTGAAAAGCTTGATAGTAATCATTATAAGTTTTTCTAAACTCTTTGTTTTTACTAAACTGATATTTTACAAACTGATTAAACTTCTCTGTCTTAGTAGTTCCACTACCATAAGCTTTAAATTCACCATTCTCTACTAACCATTCTTGAATGGCTATGTAAAGTTTATCAATATCAAAGTCAGCTCCAGATATCTCAATAAGTTCTTGTGGAAATATTGCAGTAGAACCATAGTATACCGGCATAAAGTCTACAAGTTTAAGAGCAACTGCAGAGTGTTTATCCTGTGAAGGAGTACGTACTCCAAACATTTTAGCTATAGCATCTGGTATTTTATCACCTGGTTTAATAAAGCTCAACAACTCTTTAAAGTGAGCCGGCATAATAAACTCAGTAAAATATCCGGTAATCTTACCATTCTCGTCATACTCAGGTACGTTATGTCTAAGATCATCTACATAATAATCACCTACTTGTAAATCATTATAGGTTCTATTTTCTAGATCAGCCTGAGTTTTAGGTGTGCCATACTTAGAAGGATTAGTTTTAAATTCTTCAACTCTTACAATCTCCCATCTTTTTGGCTGACCATTTTCATCTAACTCTAATACCTTTTTAAGTTGCTTCATACCAAAATCTGACATCAAAGCCACGGAATGTCCAGGTATTTTTTCAGACAATACTCCTTTAGAGAAATAAGATAAGAACAACTCAACAAACTTATCAATAGTAATAGGTGAGTTAAGATCATACTTAGGTTCTCCTTGCTCATCTAGTTCAAAGAACTCAATCATCTGAGCATCACCAGCTGAAGACTTTAATGTCTCAATTGCATATCTTTGGAATGCAGCAAGTTTAGGAGTAACAGATCCAGCAGCAATAGATTTTCTAACTTCATCAAATCCTGTGTCAAGTGTAAAGATTGCATTTCTTTTTCCAATATAATTAACTTTAACCCTATTAATAGATGCTTTTTTGTAGATTTCTTTAAGATCACCAACAGTAATCTCAGTACCCATAAAGTCAACTGGTGTATCATCCTTTTGTTCAGTGGTAATAATTGTCTTAATCTGGGTTGTATCTGTAATTATAATCTTATTAGAAGGATTCTCTAATTGTAATCTCCAGTATTTAGTATCAGTCTCAATAAAGTTTCTATCAGTAATACTATATACATCATTAGCCACATTTACTTTTTTACCTTTAGATGCAGATACTGGAATAGCTAAACTTACAGTTTCTCTATCTTTCTCATAAGCTTCTAATGTATTACGTAAACTATGTAACTCTTCTTTACCAGGTAATGCATATTGAAAGTTTTTACCATAAGATGTAAGTTCTTTAGTAAGAACTACACCCGATGTCTTAATATATGTCTGACCATCAAAGTATACTAACTTAATAGAGTTAGTAACAGCATTAAATGATATAGCTCCTTTTGTCTTAGCATTGCCAAAAAAGAAATCACCGGTTACTGCCTCACCTTTTTCAATCTTATTTAATAATTCATTAAGTATAGGAGATAACTTACCAAGACCATGTGATGTATAACGTAAAGCTTTTACAGTCATCCACATCTGGGCATCCGCTTTATCTTTTTTACCACCAGCAAAGTTAGCTGTAAACTTAGGATCAGCTATAGTAACAACATGAGCAGTTTTGAATGCATGCATAATACCTAATTTTTCATCTTTAATAGCTGATGAAATATTAGAACCTGTAGCATTTGATCCTCTAGCTCTTTTAATCTCATCTACAGTATCTTTAAATGATAGAGCATGATCACCATGCATTAATTGGTTAATAGCAGTTGTATTAATAAAATCATTTAGATAGATCTGAATAAGATTATATCTATAGTCATTATCTTTTATATTATAAAGACTATTTTTAACATCATCCTTTACTTTCTTAAGAGTTTTAGATTTTTTTGAGTCCGCCTCTTTTTTAATTATTTTAAATCCTTTAGTCAAGAAACCAGATATTGCACTATCCGTTATTTTATTTTCGTCATTAACTTTTATAACGTTCTCTAATTTTAATAATTCTATAATAGCATCTACCTCCTTTAATAAAGTATTAATAGCTTCTGCTTTAATTTGATTCTTCTGAGAATCTGTTAATGGTAAATTTTTCTTTGCTTGCTCTTCTAAATCATTCTTAAAATCTTCGGTTAATAATTTATCAGTCTTAAACAAAGTAAGACCACGCATTTTTCCAGTATTATAATCATAGATTTCTTCATCAGTTTCTTCAGTTGCTACTCTTCTTATACGATTATACTCCTGTTCTACAAAACTAAGTATTGCATTTTTAGCTTCATCAGTAATAATATTGTTATCATTAACTTTTTTAACAGCTTTAACTATTGGAAGATTAACTATGTTACCAGTATTTGATGCTTCTAGAACACGAATTAAATGAAAACTATCTGCAAATTTCTTTTTATTTACTTCTCTAATTTCTCCAGCACTATACAAATCAATAAGAGTGGTAATAAATTCTTCAGGAGTATAACTACCATAGGTACTTCCTTCACGTCTATTAACTTCTAACTCTTTGTTTTCAATAATATCTCCTTCTCCAGTTTCTATAAGACTACTAACTTTTTGACCATCAATTCTTTTAACATTAATTAAATTTAAAATATCTTTAAAATTGGGATTATTTAATAAAAAGTTATCCCGTAAAAATTGATCCTCTAATAATTTATCAATAGCACCTGCTTTTTTAATCTCATTCATCTTAACTAAATGATAAGATGGTAATTGATGAACATATACTAGTTTATTTTCAGCATTCTTCCAGCTAGTAGCATATACAGATTCATCAAATACAGTATTAGCTTTTGCAATATTATAAAGACGAGTTGTAGCACCACCAGAAAGAATCTCAGTTTCTTTAACTATATCACCAGTTTCAGTATCTACTTCTGTATCATACTCTAAATTAATAAATGGATTTTCTTCAGTCTCAATTAAGTTTTTAATCTTATCTATATCCTCTCTATCTATCGGTTTTACCCCAGAATAAAGATTAAATAAAGTAAGTTGTTGAGGTGTAAGTTTTGAAGTATCAATCATATTTACAATTGAATATGATAAATACATACCACTCAATGAAATACCTAGAACTTCCATTAAATCAACTGATAATTTATTAGTAATATTTACTAACTTATCATCAGTATATTTTTTAGTTGGCTCCATTGCATTTCTTAAATTTTTTAATACAGTTGTAGCTTTTTTCTTTAACTCAGGAGTTAATTTACTTTCATAAACATTACTATATGCTTGAGACCACTGATCAAACTGTACTTTACCAGAATCTTTTCTATTTGCAGATATAATGTTAGTAATCTGTTTCTTAGTATCTTTATTAATAAATAAATAGTCTACAGCATGTTGACCAAAACCTTTTATAAAAGATTGGAATAAATAACTATTTTTAACATTCTCTAAATTTACATTACCGTCTTCATCAAATGTTACTCCTGTCTGAATAAAGAATTCCTCAATAACTTTACCAGACTCAAAGTTTCTATCTTTATATAAATTAAGTTTTAAAAGAATCTCTTCCGTATCCTCTGTTCCAGCAATTGCTTGTAAAATACCATTGTATACAGTAGATCCATCTACAGATTGGACATAAGGCGTACCATCTAAGAACTGTTTATTACCAAACTCATCAGCTGCCTGATATGTAATAGTAGATATCCAAGATCTCAAAAACATAGATAAACTACCAAAACCACCTACAGAAGCAGCACCTTCAGTATAATTAAAGGCAGCCTTATCTCCTAATAAAAGTTTACGTTCTTCATCTTCATTAGCCTCATTAGTTTCTTTAATACCTAAGATTGCTAAATGCTCTCTTACTGATTCTTTAAGAATGTTTCTATTTTCAATTTTGCTGAAGATTAATTTATACTCTTTTAATTTATTTAAAGTTGCAGTATCTAAATCAACATACTGATCTAAATTAGGATTATAAAGCTCCTCATAAATATCTAATACTGAATCTAGTAACTCATCTGTATTAGTTTCTTTAGTGGCGTCCTTAAGTTTGTTATTATAGATAGCAGCTACAGTTGCAGATAATCTAGTACCCTCTTGTTCTGGTAAATACTTATCTACTTTTATATAGTTAACCTCGCCTTCAGCAGCAAATGTAGAATCTTCAATAATATCTGTACCAATCTTAATAGCTTTAAGTACCGGCTCACTTATATCAAATGGAGAGTCTGTAAATCTATTAGTAACTACTTTACTATTTCTATACTTACCGGCATCAATATTATCAAACAAAGAATTTAATTCATTCTTACCAAATCTGCTAAATACTTTCTTGATCCACTCAACTATTCTAGCAAACAAACCTTTATTTACATAGTTAGTCTCTGTCTTTTTATTAATCTTCCATTCTTCAAACTTATCAGCAAGGTATTCTTCATACATTCTTTCCTCTAATGCTGACTCACTCATTGCTGCATAAAGAGGATTTAATAAACGCATCTCTTCTTTAGCTAAAGAAAAAGACTTACCTTCTTTACGCAACTGATCTCTTAACTCTTTTTTAGCAATTGTTAAGTATCTAGATATCTGAGCATCACTTAGTAACAAACGGAATACTGCGTGGAAAGCTTCATGGTATTTAAAAGGAGAACTAGCAGATGTATAGATAGTACCATTAACTTCTACATTACCGGCTACATTAGACAATGAAGATACAAATGCACCTACAGTCTTACCACCATTATATAAGTTAGTCTTAAGAGTATTTAGATCTTCTACAGTAACAAAGTCAGGAAGATTGTTTTGGGCCCAAGTTAAGAACTCAGTTAAATTAGTTATATCAGATTCAGTGTAACCAGCAGCTACTACTTTAAGACCCATGCCTTTAGACAAAACTTCTATTTGTCCTTTAATAGCTAGAACCTCTGGAGAATTTTCCGCTTGTATTCTAATTTCTTTTTTATCAGCAGTAGTTAACTCACCTTTCTCAGCAAGTTTTTCAGCTCGTAATCTGTCATTTACCTCGTCTGTTTTGGTATCAACTTGAGCTTGCAACTGCTTGATCTGCTGAGGAATAGATTGTTGAGCAGCTAATACTCTAGTTAAAGCATCTGCAGAACTTACTTGAATAGGTTTAGTAGATAATTGAGTAGTAGCAGCTAGTTCATTAAGTTTTTTAGTTGCGTTATTTAATCTTTCTATTCTTAAAGCAGCATCTTGATTATTGGCTTTTGCTGTTAACTCTACATTCTTTTCATTCGGGGGAGTAAATTTACCATCTTTACCAAATGCTTTTTCTGCTATATACTTACCATTTACTTCATAGTTCTTATCTACAACAGCAGCTATCTTATCATTATCAAATACTACAGCAAAAATATTATTTCCTAAATTATAGTATTTTGCATCTTCTCCTGCAATCTCAGATAATGGTCTACTTCCACTTATAGTTCCATATTCTGTTTTTTCTATATCAGCTCTAGCATCTGTAGGTTGAGCAGAAACAACTGAAGGATTAACTGGTGCAACACCTCTTAATAGATCTGGATTAAACGCAGAACCTGCTGGTGCATTACTTAAATCAAGATTATTTATATCAACATCAGTAGAACTACGATCTTCATTACTTACTTTTACTAATAGTGGATCTGCCTGGACATCAGAAGCTGATTCAAGCATAGTTACGTATACAGATACATTTTTAACCACATTGGGCCCAACACTAGCTTCCATATCTAATACTTGTAATGTATTAATAGTTTTTGGTAAAGCCGCTTTAAATGATCTACCAGTAAGCACTAGATTCATTTTAGTATTCTCTGCTTTTTGTTCAGCATCATATTCTTTAATACTAGAATTTATTAATGTGAGTAACTCTGAAAAAGTATTAAATTCAGGATTATCAATAAACTTCTTTGTGTTAAAGCCATTGTTCTTGTTTATAAAATCTATAACTAAAGATCCACTAGGACTAACATAGAGATTTAAAAATTTACCACGTTCTTTTAATGGTAATGCAATGAATAATTTATTATTTATATTTTCTTTATTCCAGATATCATTATATTCTTCTGCCTCTATCTTTTCTTCAGCATTTACATTTTCTTTTTTAGTTAACTCTATTCGGGCTTTAATATCTGAAACAAATGTATTAAGATCTTCATTAGATAAAACAGGTGTAGTTAATTCTACAAATCTAATTTTACCATTAGGAAGTTTAACTACAGCTACGTATCTACCATACTTTAATAAACCATCAACACCAGCATCATTATATCTAACCGCATCAATCTCTTTTTCTGTGGACTCTAAAATATCTATATCAATATCACTTATAGGAGAACCCGGAATAGTAATAATAGATCCTTTGTTGTATTTATTTTCTTTATTAATTACATAAATGGCACCATTAATAGTATTACTACTTAGTTCAGAAAACTTAGGTCTAGCTTCAGTATTATATAATAAATCATATGATCCAAAACCAACATTAATCTTTGCTACCTTTTTAAGATCTTCATAAGGAATTTCCACTGAAGTATTTTTACCTAATTTAGATTTTAAATAATTTAATAATGCAATTTTATTTCTATAATCACCTTTAATTTTCGTAACTGCTTGAGGGTATTTACCATCCTTTAAATAGAATGCTTGCTTAACTCTATCAGCATTTATTCTATCAATAGAAATTGGATTACCCTGAGTATCTAAAAATTGAAAAGATGTAGGATTAGGTAAGTAACCAATTTCTTCACCATTAAGTACTAATGCAATAGCATAAGAATCTGTAAAGAATCCAGCTGATTGATTTTCTTTTTGGTCAGGTAATCTAATATAATCATACCTTTGAGGTGATTTATTTAGATTAGTAAATCTAATACTTAATCCCTCTTGTAATTGTTCTATAGGAGTATCTCTTAAAAGGTTGCTTAAGCGTGCTGTTGCATCTTTCTGAGACTCATCCCCTATTCTTTTACCCCAAGCTCTATTTAATGTATTTATGTCATCTAAACGTGAAGTATACTGTTTCTTTTCTATAGGAGCTCTCTCTAATTTAAATCCTGCAAAAGATGGAATAGGAAGAATAGCACCAGTTTTAACATTTTTAAGTTTAAGGTTAGAGCCAGCAGCAATTTCTGCAGGATAAGAAAGAACTATATACTCATTATTTTTATTATCAGATATAATCTGACCATTAACCAATGGAGTATTATCAAATACAAACTGCTTTTTATTTTTAGCTAAATAATCACCAATAGCTTTCTGAGCTATTTGTGCATCCTCTAAATTAAAAAATGCATCTGCCTCTAATTTTGAAAATTCAATTGGCCTATCAGTATTGTTAATAGCTAACTCACCATCATTAGTTTTTACAAAGTATACTTCTGTTTTAACACCATTTACTATTCCATTTATTTTTGTGATAAATACACCATTATATCCAGCAGATACAATTGATTCACCCTCTTGTAGTACATCCTTGTTATATTGATTCTCATCTCTTTGTTGAATAAATATATCTGAGAATGTAACATTGTTTTTATTTAATGTATCATATACCAATGGAGTTCTAGCATTAGCTCTTAACCATTCTGTAAATTCAGGTTTAGCTTCATCAGTAATAGCATCATATGCTGCCTCTAATGTAGTAATAGCATTTATAATACCGGCACCTTTTTTAGTAACCACAAATTCTTCAAAAGAGATTGGTACTTCTACCTCTCTTAATGATTTTAAATAATCATCATATGCTCTACGTACAACAGTCTGAGTAAATTCACTTACATCTTCAATATCTTCTGAACCAGGGTCTTCTTCATCTTCTGTAGTATCAGTACCAAAGTCATTAGATTTAGCTGTCTTTTCAGTTTTAGCACGTTTTTCTTCAGCTTCTTTAATTTGTTTATAAGCTTCAAACACCACCATGATATCTCTATAGATTTCATCTGTTGGTTTAACTGCACCAATTACAGAATCATGATAGAAAGTTGTTGGAATTTTTCCAGTCTTAGCAAACTCAACACCCTGGTCTGGATCTACTAGTACACCCATGCCTTGTAAAGTTGCTAATACATTATTCTTCTCAAGCATTTCAATATGCTTTTCATATACATCACTTGATGTAACATCTTTCTTACGTTGCTCAAATGCTTCAGTAAGGACCTTAGAAGTTCTCTCAGTTAACTCTTTAAAACGTACAGGATCAAGTAAGTAATTAATAGATTGCTCTAATAACTGACTTCTTAAGTCAAGTACTTTATAATCAAATAACTGATCAAATGTATTCTCTAATACAGTGTCTTGAATATATGCAGGATTACCATCTTTTTCATTTGCAAACTTAATATAGTTTACATACTTCTTATAAAGATTAGATACCTTACGTTTATCATAAGTACCATCTTTCTTTAAGTTAAGATCATATTGCTCTTTAAAAGATTTTAATAACTCACGCTTCTTAGCTTTGTTATCCATATCTTTCTTAAGAGCTAGATCAGTAATTTCTCCAACTTGAGATAATTCAATATCTAAAATATCTAACTCTCTATTTAAAGAGTTATCAGAGAATAAGATATCAAAATCAGAGGCTGCCATATTTTTTAATGCACCACTTGCTTTAGCAGTCTCTAATAATGTATTCCTTCTTTCTATAGCTCTTGTATTAGTAAACATATGATACATAACCATACGCTTACTATTTTCCCAAGCTCTAAAGTTTATCTCTTCATTTCTTCTCTCTGTACTTCCAGCTTTATATAACTCTGGTTTAAAAGGATTAGCACCATACTTATCATTTAGTATTTCATTACTTTCAGATAATAGATCTATTCTATCAAGAACTTCTTTTATTTTAACTGATTTGCTTTCTCCAGATAAATTAAAAGCTTGTTTAAATTCTTCATCAGATAACTGACCAAGTTTCTCAACATAATCTCTTACCTCACCAAGTTTACCAGTTTGGGCTAATGCAATTAGTTTATCACCAGTACTAATATCCTGAGTTACAGCTTCAAACAATGCCTCATCTTTGGCATCTTGATATTCTAACTTCTCACCTCTTTCAGCAGCTTCTTCCATCTTCTTCTGAATGTTTCTCTGAGATACCATATTGGCATCACTATTAGAGAAATCAGCAAATGGATTTGCTAAAGTTGCATTAAGAGTATTTTTTGTTTTAGTAAGTAATTCTTTCTTTTGATTAGCGTATTCAGTATAAGCTGTTTTATCAGTTAAGTATTGGAAAGTCTTTGGTAATGTCTTATACATAAAGTTACCAAATGGACCGGCTACACCACCCATTAAGAAACCAGATAAGAAAGTCTCCATACCTTGAGCAGAGAATACTTGTCTATCCATTGCTTCTTTCATAGAAGCATTCATATAGTTCTTATGAATTAAAGAAGGATCTCTAAAGGTATCAATGTAATATTTCTTTAAACCATCAGATAATGTTTCCTGTGCTAATTCCTGAAAACCTTCTGAGAAGTTTGCAGTAGTGTATCTGATACCTTTACCTAGTACATTCTTTGCAAATTCTTTAGGAGAAACAAATGGTTGAGCTAATGTTTTACCAATTGTCTTCTCAGTATATTGCATGGCGCCTTTAAAGCCACCTTTTGCAGAAACTTTAATTAAGTCATCAGCAATTGTACCGGCACCCTCTTGCATGACATTCTGCAAAGGTTTGTAACCTTTAAAGATATTATCAAAAGTAATTTTGTTAGTAAAGTATAATAATGGTAAATTCTTAAACTCTGCTTCAAATCCGGCTTTATTTCCCTGATCTAAAATATCCTGATGCTCTTTACCTTCAGGAAGCATAAAATTATTGTTCATTCTGTAATCATCAATGAGTGTATTATACACTTCATCTCTAACCATAGAACCTTCTAACTTACCCTCTGATAAAGCAGCATTAAGATTACGTACATCTCTATAGAATGCACCAAAGTACTTAGCTGTCTTAGCTGCATTATCTAATCTATAAATTGCATTAGCTCCAGTATTCAATCCTTTGATTGCAGTGTATGCTTCAAAAGTATTTTCTAATGGATTAATAAACTTACCGGCAGAAGTAAAAAATGTTCTAGCTGAACCGGCTTGATCTAAACCTTTTAAAAAGTTTCTAGTAGCTGTAGCCATCTCACCAATTCTAGATACCTTACCTAGATTCTGTGCAGTTCTACCAACAGCAAGAGCTGCCGCACCACCACCAGTACCAACTGTAAGAGCACCTAATGCTAATTCTTCTAAAGCAATTTCAGATAATAAACCTACTGTATAACCAGAGTTAAGAATTAAGTTGTTTGCAAAACCTAAAGCACCACCCTTACTAGTCATACCAATCTCAGCAGCTTTACTATACTCTTCACCAGCACTATCAAATAATTTAGTTGGATCACCACTAATTACATCACCAAGTGATTCAAATGTAGAGGTAAAACCTGTGGTAAATAACTTACCAAACTGACCAAACATCCTGCTGTATTCATCTCCCCATGAAGCATTTTGATTATACAATCCTTCATTATCTCTAAATGGAGAGAAACCTAAATCTTTAAACTTAGGGTGATTATAATATCTTTCGTAATTAGTTTGTGATTTACCAAATGCAATTGGATTTCTATAACCTGGAAGTTGTGATTCACTAGCTTTTTGACCAGCATCAGTAAGCATACTATTAAAAGAATCCTGATCTGATATTGCTTTATTTACATGAACACCATTATAATAAGATGTTGATGGTCCTCCTATTGAGGATAAATCAGCTGGTATTAAATTATTAATTACTGTTCCCGCCATTCCCCAATCTACTGGAGAGCTCATGGCGTCTAAAGGATTAGTTGCACCCATTAGAGAAGAATCGTCTCTTCCTAAAAAATCTAAATTTTCAGACATTTGTTAAATAAGTTTTTAAAGTTAACGTAATATATTTGGATCTCTTATACCTTTTGCCGCAACAGTTGCTTTTTTCTGTCTAGCATTCTTCTCCGCATATCCATTTAATATTTTGTTCAAGTTGTTATAATATGTAGTGTATCCACCATCAGCTGCTGGCATAATAGGATCTTGGTTAACAGAGATACTCTCCGTTAAATTACCTAAATTATCTACACTATATGCAAATCCAGAAGATACTAATGCTCCACCAGGTAATTCAGTAAGTTTTATATTACCACCGTAAGGAACATTTAAATCAATAGATTTAGTAGGGCTGGCATTAATCCTTACTTTAATAGGATCAATTGATGTAGCCATACCACGTTGAATATTCATATCATTTTCTGTAGGAATTTGAATAGTAATCTTACCACCGGCAGCCTGAATATTTTTATATTCCTCGCTTTTTTCATCTAATCTCTCTAAAGCACTCTTAGGTACTGTAATAGTATATGAAGAAATATTAGGATTACCAGCAGTAGCTCTTTGATATTGTACATCAGTTACATAACGATTCTCACCTTTTCTATCAGTATTAGCACTTAAGAATGTATTTTCAATTAAACCTTTAATTTCTCCAGAAGGACTTTCTCCAATCTCTGTAGCACCTTTACCATAAGATACTGTAATACCTGCAGGATTTCTATAATAACTATTAACCAATGATTGTAACTGACCAGTTGCTATTGGATTATTAACCGAAGGATCATATGTAATAGTAGTGGCTCCAACGTTCATTAATCCGGTACCCATACCAACTTGTCCAGAACCATATAAATCATTGTAGACACTATATACAGATCCTTTTTTGCTACCGTAATATTGACCTAATTCTTTTTTGATATTAGCATACTCACGTTTAGCATCATTCTCTAATATTTCATTAATGGGTTTAGCATAACTGTCATTATAGGTATTAGTACCCATACCAAATGAACTTCCACCATATACAATACCTCTATCACTACTATTTAAAGTGGCTTTTCTTTTAGCTACATAGTCAGCAACATATTGATCTTCAGTTGCAATCTTACCATCCTTAACAAAACCATCAAGATTAACAAAAGATCCTTTAGCACTCTTAAACTGATCAGTACCTTTCCAGTTATTAAATGTATTTAATAGATCTGAATTAAATTTACTTTCTACTTGATTAATAGCACCAACTGTTTGAGTAATATTCTGCCACTCATTCATAAATCTTGGATCTCTACTTAAAGCACCAGCTCTAATTTTTTCATCAAACTTGCCATACATGCTTGCAATCTTACTAGCATTTGCAGGATCCTGAGCTTTTGCAGCTAATTCAGCAGGACTAATTTGTTTACCATCCCACTCAATTGGCATATTACCAGATTTAGCAGAAGCTAACCCAATTAACTGAGCCATGTTTTGAGATACTTGTGTTTTAGCAGTAAGCAAATCTTTTTGATTGACATCAATTGCTTCACCTAAATCAATATCACCACCAGCTGCTGTAGGTATAGTAATTAAACCTTCTTGTGACATTGGTGCTTGATCTAACTCTTTTTTATATCTCTCTAATTCTTTAGCATGTTCATGTCTGATATTCTCCATAGCAATTGGATTAATTTCATAATCAACATCCATTTTAATTTGAGAACCTGTAACTGCAGCATTTCTAAAATCCTTATCCATAAGAATTTTTGTCTTAAGCATTCTAGCTTTAGCTACATAATCACTCTCGGCATTTATTTGCTCATTATCAAAATCAACATTTCTTTTTGCTGTATGTAATAATTCTTTCTCTCTAAGATTAGCAATATAACGTTTGTGATCATCAGAACCGGGTACAATACCCTCATTCTTAATCATCTCTTCAGTAGACAAAACAACACCGCTTATAGTGCTATAGTCATCATTAAGTTTTTGATTATACTTCTGCCATTCTTTAGGCAATGTTTTCATTATCTCATCTGCATAAACTGCTGCAGCTTGTTCTTTAGTTCCATAAAGCGGAGTATTCTTTTCTATGAAATTATTATAATCTACATATGCCTCTGTGTTATATATTTCTTTTATCTGAGGATCATTGCCCATAATAGAAGATAAATACTGATACATAGGAGTTATTGCAGCTGCACCATTTTGATACTTAACTATCCAGTTGCCTTCAAAAGAAGTTTTCTTGATATCAAATCCAGCGTCCTTTAAATACTTTTGAGCTACATCATGCACATTAACAAATGGTACATATCTAGCAGCACCCATATTTAATGCTTGTTCATCTGATGCTTCAGCAAAAGCTTTTCTTTGATACTCTAAAGCTTTAACACCGGTATCCCAATATTTACCACGTAGTTCTTTATCTTCTGAATCTCTATATGATTGAGCATTACCTAATTGATTATTAAACTGCTTTGTCCAAACCATATCTTTAACCATATTTTTATCTTCATAAAATGGTTTAAATACAGCTGCAGCAATATCTACATTCTGTGGTAATGATAAATCTGTAGAGGATATTTTTTTAATATTGTTCTCTGCAGCTTTAAAAAATTCGGCACGTCTCTCTTCATTAGAACCTCTAGTTAATGGAGAATTCAGAACGCTACTATATATACTATTGATTTGATTAAACGCATTGTCATAAGCATTCTGCTTATACTGCAATGAGTTCATCAAAAAACTATAATCTGGTTGAAAAGGTGTAATCTCCGGAATCCTATCCGTAACACCTTGTATATAGGTTGCCATACTTTACATTACAATATACTACAAATTTACAGGGTTTATTAAACTTATAAAAGTTAATTAGTTATCATTTAAACCAAAGAATTTAGCTAGTCTATCAGCATCAACCTCTTTTTTAGATTTGTTACGATTGTTAGCTAATTTCATAGCTACCTCATATTTATCTTTAGGAGATAATGCTTTAAAGTATGGATCTTCTTTTTCTAAGTCAGAAATAAAACTAGATAATCCAGCTTTACCAGATTGTGTAGATGAACCAGAAAACTGTCTTCCGGCAGGATTAAAGTTTAACATACCACCAGTTCTAGGATCAATCATATAATCAGAGACAAGACTATTCATAACTTGTGTTTTAGCTCTATTAGTAAATGCAGGAACTAAACCACTCTGTACAAGATTAGTGTTGGCTTGATTTACAGAGTTATCATATTGTTGACTAGCAATAGCAAGTCCAGCTAAATAATCCTGAGTACTTTTTTGATTAGCTAATTTACCCTGATTGGTTATTTGCTTATTAGCTTGTTCAAATTGATTAGCTACACCAACGTTTAAGTTATTATATCTAGCTTCAATGTTAGCAGCATTAGCTAAACCCCTACCTTGTAGATCTGAGAATCTTGCATTAAATGCTTGTGGTCCAGTAAACTGTGCTAAATTCTGAGCAGCAATGTTAACCATCTCAGCATTATTAGCTAACTCTCTGTTAGGATCATAATAAGTAGGCTTCATAAGTTCTGGCTCATACTGACTCATTGTAGGATTGTACTGATTAATATTTAATCTATTAGCTAATCCTAATCCAGTATTCATAACATCCTGAATATAAAAATCATTACGTTTATATTTTGGAGTAGTATCTATATCTTCTTGATAATAATTATATCCTCCTTCTTCTGGTTTTGGTTCTGGTTCTTTTCTTAATTTAGCAATCTGTCTATTAGAAGTATTACCAAAAACAGCATCTTCCTCACTAACATTTAATTTTCCTAAATATGATTTCTCATCTGTAACTCCTTCAGGTGTCCATCTAAATCGTTTTAATTTTGTAGAAATTACAGGATCATTACTTATAGAAAGTTTACCAAGAATTTGATATCCTGATTGCCATTTGGCAATTTCTGGTTTATCTAAAGGATTAAGACCTAACTTTTTAATAGCTGCCTCATATACAACATTTTCTTTACCAAACTTTTTAACTCTATCCCAGTCTTCACTATTTAAAATATCTTCAGGATAATTTGCTGTAAGAGCATATGCATGACGTTGGTTTTCAAGATAATTTTTAACAAATTCATCAGAGCTTCCTGTAAATTTATCTTTAGGATGCGCATTGTTATAATCAGTTAGCAATCTTTCTTTAATTACTGGATCTTCTAATGTTGTTTTAAGTTGATCATAGTCAGCTGTATAATCACCATATTGTCCTATAAGAAGATCAGCACCAAGAACTGGGTTATAATTTTCAATCTCAGATAGAACAGAATATTCTGTTGCACCTGGTGCAGCAACTGGTGCTCTTTGTGCAGGACGAGGTTGATTTATAACAGGAGTTTGTATTCTTTGTTGAACTGGAGGCATAAACTGATTAAATGCTCCTGACACATTACCTAAGTTAAAACCAGTTTGAGCTTTAGGCATACCACCATACATTGCAGTTTGCATACCTTCTGATGGATTAACCGGCATCATATCTTGAGGATTAACTCCAATCTTCTGTAAGTAAGGATGTGCAATACTAGGAATACCTTGTGGGAATCCTTTCATCTCTTCTTGTATAAGAGCTAATTGACCTAACTTAGTTGTATAGTTATCAAGCATTCTTTGAGCAGTTACTTTTTCAATAGTATCAGAGTTAGGATCTGCTAATATTTTTCTATATGTAGGATCATTTAAATTAAACTTCTTAGAGACATCAGCAATTACATAACCTTTCTTACTAGGATTTAATCCAAGCATGTCTTGATAATCACTATTTTTTATTTTCATGCTCTTTTGTTTTGTAAAAATAAAAGATCCTTCAGGAGCTTGATTACCATCTAATGGTACACCACCTTCAGCATTTGGATCTTTACTATGATTAGGTCCATTAATTGTATATAATTGTGGAATACCATCATCACCAGGTCTTACAATTGTTTCACCACCTTCAGCCTCTAATACAGCTGTAGATCTAGGTGCAGCAGTCATACTTTGATTTACAACAGTTTCTGGTTCACCTTTAGTAGCACCACTAAATATGTTCATCATATATGCTGAGTTACCATACAACTGATTAACAGCTTTAGCATTTTGAGTACCACCATATTGAGCTTGTGGCATACTTGTGATTCTTATTTTTCTTTTCATTTCTCCACCCATTTGGGCCTCTTTAAATTTACTACCAGATACATATTCATTAGGTCTAAAATATGGACCTATACCAGGTGTGTTAATTAAATAATCTCCTTTGTTACCAGAATAGTCCTCCGGTCTTGGATTGAATAAGTTATCTGCTAGTAATTGATCTGTAAGATTTGCTTGAGCATTTCTATCTTGAATCTTTCTAGCAACAGAACTAAATACATCTGTAGTAGCTAGTAAAGCAGGACCAATATAAGGATTACCTTTTTGTTGTTGAGGTTTTGTTTTATTACCTGGTATCTGATAATCCCAAGATTGTTGTGCTGATTTTTTAAAATCACTTGGCATTTCTAATGGTGTACCCATTGGTAATCCTGGAGTTAAATTAGCTTGTCCTTGATAAACATCAGCTGGTAAAAAATTAGCAAATGATGTACCTCTTATATTAGAAACATTCTCATTTATTTTAGTTCCTGTATTAAAAGATCCTGTAGTATTTGGATCACCCTGATATACATCAGCATAAAAAGAAGGATTTGTATTTGTTTCAAAACTTGGCATTCCTACATTGAAATTACCAGTAGTGTTTGGATTACCAGCATATACATCTGCAGCAATTGTAGGAGAAAAATATGGAAGGTCTTGAAGTGGATTACCAAACATACCTTGATTCTTATACCATATGGCTTTTTGCTCTGGTGTTAAAACGATAGGAGCTTCTTTACCCGTTTGAGCTTTTGGTAAACTCTTAACCCTTACTTTTCTTTTCATGTCAATTAATCTAAATACTCAATACCATAACCCTGACTAATAAGATTCTGAATCTCATTGTCATCTAATTCTAACATTTGTCCTTCAGTCATACCACCCATTTGTTTTTTCCAACCAGCAGCATTTCTAGCAAAGTTAGCTCTTTTTACTTGTGTAGAACTATAGTCTTCTTTATTTGCAAGTACTTTACTAGCAAACTCTTGTACACCCATACCAGCTCTATTAGCTGAAGCAGTAAACTTTCCTTTGTTTGCAGGATTAATATTTATACCACCATAAGCCATTTGAGGAGATTGTCCTTGTTGAATAGCCTGCATAATTTGCTGAATAGCTTGTTGCTGTTCTTCTGGAGACATTGCCTGAAGTTGCTTAATGATTTGTTGAGGATCTGTCTGTGTCATTTGAGCATACATCTGTATAGCCTGCATAATCTGATCTTCTACCTGACCTTGACCACCTTGCTGATACATGTTACCACCTTTCATCATGTTGTACATAGCATCCATATCCATTTGACCACCATACATATCAGTACTACCACCATAATTAAATCTTCCAACTTGTTGATCAAATGCAGTCTTCTCTAAGTTAGTACCTTGATTTAATACCATACCTGTGTTAGGATCTACGGCTTGACTAAATGTAGTACCTGAAGAAATATTTCCTTTAGGATTACTAAATATCATGCGTCCTGTTTGATCAGTGACTGATTGAGGATTAGAAGATTGATAATAAGAATAAATATCGTTACGTGATGGCATATCTTTTACACCTGTTACACCAGAACTCTTAAGATCTTGAAGTTGTCGATTATAATACTGTTCAAATCTAGGATCACTGCCTACACCTGGAGACATAAATGTATTAATAGGTGCACTACCAATATCACCACCTTCTGCCATGTTAGATAAAATTTTAGCCTGTACATATTCTGGTAGTGCCTGAAACCCAGGATTATTAGTACCACCATATGCACGTTTACCCATATCCCATTTCTGCCTCGTTGTCGGATCAGGGGTGTTGTGTTGTGGGTTTTCACTGTAATACCTATTCTTTCCACGGGCTAATCTAGCGTCAGCTGCAATCATACCAATAGTCCCTGCGATACTAGCAGCAATTTCACCAATGTCTAAAGCTTTTTTATTTCTAGCTTTTTTATCTTCAGCATCAGTAATAGCCTTAAATGGAACTTCTTTTACTGGACCACCTTCTTCTGGTTGTCCACCTTGTGCCCATGTACCAAATCTTTTGTGCCAATATAGAGGAGAGAAAGGATCTGTAGCTTTAGCTGAATTCTTACCACCCATTCTATTCCAAAAATTATCTTTACGCTTATTTGAACCATGCTGGCTAAAATCTTTCATACCAACATAACCACCGTGTACAATTTTATATTTGTCACCTTTCTTAGCTAGCACCATCCACTTCTTACCGGCTCTATCTGATTTTCTTTTAGCACCTACTTTAGTAAAACCTCTACTCTTATAGCGCTGAGGAATGCCGCCCATTTTCATTTGTTCCATTTCCCCCATATTCATATCAGCATCTTCCTCTTCTTCGATACCTCCTGATTCTTCATTGTACTGCATATAATCAGAAACACTATTTAAGTAGTCATCTGCCAATGTAATCTTACTAGCTACCCAAGGCTCAATTTCACTATCAGCATTTACAAATTTTTGTAAGTTAGATAGTCTATCATGCATTGCCATGATCTGACCAATAGCCATTTCACCACCTTCATCATAATAGTTATCACGCATCATCATCCCGGTACCACCCATTTGCATAGCAGGCATACCCACAAGATTCATAGCTAACTTAGCCATTTGCATTTTATCACCACCACCATTATCTGAGCCACCACCCATATTTTGAGCAGCATTATCTACATTTTTACCAATAGCCATAGCACCATTATAAAGCATATCACCAATAGCACCCATAGGATTGTTTTGTTCATCCTGTTGAGCTTTCTGCATATATGCCATCATATTCTGATCATAGTTAGGATATTGGAATATCTGCTGGTCTTGTAAACCACCACCGGTCTGTGCTTTTCTATATCCACCACCACGACTCTTATATGTCTTAACTAACCATGCTGAACCATAAGCTGAAGGCCACGTATCAAATTTAGATTTAGCCTCTGATTTAACACGAGAATATAACCCAGGATTAGTTGGAACATTACCACCGCTTTTCATTTCTACAGCTTGTGGATAGGCTTTAAAAAATGCTTCTTCTGTAGGGAACATATTATAGAATTCCTTCTCAGATTTAACACCAGCCATTTTTAAAAATTTATCTTTCATTTTAGTTATTTGTATTTGTTTAGCCAACTAGTTTGACCACCTTTTTTTTGTTCTTGTAATTGAGATGCTGCAGCTGCTCCTACTGCTAATGGAGCTACTGCCGGAAGTCTATTTAAAACATCTGTAAGTAATTTACTATTTGCTTTAGTAGGCTCCATAAAATCAAAAATTCTAGTATTACTTGAAAAGTTACCAGTATTTTTATTATAGACACCCATAGGATTCTTTTTAAAGTATTTATAAGCATTCTGTATTTGTTGTTGATTTATAGGAGTATAATAATCAGGAATAAATCCTTTTTGAAACATACTCTCTCTTAATTCATTTGCAAATGCTGTAGGCTCACTACCTGAACTTCCTTTCATAAAATATTTATAACCCCTTTGATCACTAGGTTTTAATTGTTTTTTAGGAACAATATTTTTTAAACCTGTATCTAAAGATAATTTTCTTCCTCTTTGTAAAACATGTCCAATTTCATGCATTTCTGTTGGTACGTCACCTACAAAATTATAACCCATACCTATTTCACCAGGAATAGATTTACTATAATTTGGTGTAGGTTTTTTTAAATTAAGAGTTCCAGAACTTTTTACAAATTGATCATACAAAGAGGCTGGTCGATGATAAGCATTATTATATAAATAACTATCTTCTACAAAAGGATTTGTTAAACCAGTACCTAAAAAATTAGTATTTGCGTATTCTGTAGCTTCTTTATTTACGTTCTTAACATTTTTTAATTCTTCAATTCTTGCTTTTGCATTAATTTTAGCCACTCTATCTATAACACTTAAATCAGTATCTGTATTATCAAATAGATATGCTTTTTCTTGTTCAACAAGTCTTCTAAATCCTTCTTCAGATTCTAAATCAGCAACTCTTTTACCTACTGAATTATCTAAACTTCCAACTCCTTTTTCTAATTGTCTAAAAAAAGCATGTTCTGATATAGTATTAGGTTTGAGTTTATTAACATTAGCAACCGAAGATACATCTCCATACTGTATTCCAGAAACTGTATTAACATTATCTAAACTAACTGGTCTACCTTTTTGTAAACTTAAAGCTAATCTAGGATTTTTCTTTATTTGAGATTCTAATAAGTTACCTGCTTGTTGAGATAAACCTTTTATAAATTTCTGCCCCGTTCTTGTTAAACCGGCACCAACGTATGATAAAGGATCAGTTACTGCATTAACACCAAATGCTAAATATGGATTCTGAATATTCATTGCTTCAGATGGCATCTGTACTTTACCAGTTGCTCCATATACAGAGGCTAATTGTGGTGCACTAAACGGAGCCATTATTGTTTCCATCATAGCAGTACCTATACCACCAGGACCAGATGCATCATTGGGTTGCTTATACCAATCTCTACCTCCAGTAGCATTATTAACTCGTCTAGCCCACTGCTCCATAAAATCATCAGATCTTTCATTATAAGGATCTAGACCAATTGCCTTTTCTCCTTGATTAATAAATCCTCTTAACTTATCTGACCATGAACGTTTCTTACGTATATCAACAGCTTGCATCCTATCAGGATTCTGTTCAGTAGAAGTTTCAGCACCACCTGTTGGATACTTATTAAGCCATCCACCATACTTTGCATACTTAGTAGAACTTTTATTATCATTCTTAACAATCCCATTAAGTAAATGTATTATTCTTTCATCAGATGTTTTAAAAGTAGGTGTTTCTTTTGTATTCTTAAGATAGGGACTAAAAGGATCACTAATGTCATAGTTATCATTAAGTGTATCAATATTATTTATTCCCTCTATTGAATTATTTCTATTATATAACTGTTCAATATTATTTTTTCCTTGATTTTCAAATACTGGAGTAAATCTATTAATAATAAAATTATCAGGATATTCTTTTTTATATTTATTCCAAATTTTAGGTGTTAATTTTTCTCCTTTAGTATAATCATAAAAACCTTTTTTGCGCATATCTTGTTTTAAAGCATATGCATCAGACAATAATTCATCTTCCTTTCTATCGTTATTAAGAGTAGTACTATAATAATTATTAAATCCTTCTGTATCTGTGATTCCCATCTCAGCTAATTTAGTTCTATTAAATAGAAAAACTTCAGGATTATTTTTATTTAAATAATGACTAGTTTCATGACTCATAATAGTACTAGGATCATTTTTATATGTATACAAATCTATAGCGGTTGGATCAACACTAATCTTTTGATCTTTAATGTAACCTTTATTTTTTAATTGTTTATTATAATCTGAAGAATAAGGAACTACAAAACTATTATTTTTAACTCTAGAGTTTGTATATGTATAACTATTTGGTATTCCTATTGCAGATTCTTCTGGATTTTTAGAATTATCAAATCCAATTTTTAATTCAGGAAAATTAAAAGGAAATGCTGGTGGAATATAACGTTCATTAAAAGTATTTGTAACAGGATCATATTTTGATCTAACTCCTGTAATTCTTGGATTATCATATTCCTGATCAGTTACAAAAGAATTATAATTCTCAGGATCTGGTTGTGGACCATATTCTTTTTTAGCATTTTTTAAATCATTTCTTAAATATGCTTCTGGAACTGTATCACCTATTCTTTTTCTATTAGCCTCATACCAATCTTTTAAACCAGAAATTTCTTCATTAAATTGATTAGTATATTCCTGTACTGATTTTCCTGGAGGAGCTTCACCAGCCTCTTGATATTTACTTAACCAACCACCATACTTTTTATTTTCTGGATAGTTATAACTATAACCTTTACCTTCAGTTACTTTAGCATTAGTTATATCTAAGTTATTTGCAGTCTTCCAGTCTTGGTATTCTTTTTCAGTTCTAAAAGCTTTCTTAGACCCATCTTGTAATGTAACACCAATATTATACTCTCTAGCCATTCCACCATTAGGAGTATACATATCTCTATCTATATTAGATACAACTAAAGAAGGTTGATAGATAATAGGTTGAACTGGTTCTGGAAATAAAATTTCAGTAGATAAACCTTTGTTATAATCACTCTTATTAGGAAAATTATCATAACCTGTAGGTTGTATACCTTTTATATATTCTAATTTTTGTTTTTTATTTTGTTTAACACCATCTCTAACTAATCCATAACAATTAATATCTTTACAAAAGGATTTTTTTAATTCAGCATTACTTCTATAGAAAACATCTTTATTTGGAATAAAGAAGTTACTATTATGTAAAGATGCACTATCATTAAATCTTTGTAATCTAGGATCATTAGGATCTGAAGTATACATAGGAGCTCTACCACCACCAACTTGAAATTCATCTAACCATCCTCCATCTTTTAATTGATTAATGTCTACTCCTTGAAATGGTATATCACCAACAGATCCATACTTCTGCAAAGCCTTAGCTTTGTTTTCATTTGACATATAGTTAAACTGTTGAATAATAGGTTTATTATAACCAATCTTTTTTACAGGTAATTCTATTGGAGTAACTGGTAGAGGAGTTTGTACTACATCAGGAATAATTTCTGGTTTATTATAAATAGGTTGTGATACCTTAGTTAATATTGATTTTTTAGATGGTGTTAGTTTTGTGTTTACTCCATAATATATAGGTTGAACAGGTTTTTTATAGAGAATTGGTGCCCTATCTTTTAAATATTTACCTAATCCACTTGCATCACTAATCTCTGCGTCACCACGAAGATTATTTAAGGATGTATTACCCTTTGGCAAACCTAATTGTCTTTCATATAGCGTTATATTACCATAACTACCACGGTAACCTAATGCCATCTGGGAAATTGGAGCTATTTTACCAGAAATAAAATTATATGGTGGAGGAGATGTTTCTAGACGACCAATAGATAATCCAGCATTTTTAACTACATTAATATATTTTTGTTTATCTTGTTCTCCTTTATTATATAAATTTAAACTATCTCTATAACTACCTATTCTAGGATCTCTTGAGTTTGATGTATAGATTGGACGTCTTACACCACCATCTTGATATTGATCTAACCACCCGCCATATTTTTTACCAGGAATATATTCTGTTATAGGTGAATTATTGTAATGAATAAGATATTCTCCATTATTAAAAGCACTAAGATCAAGACCCATCCTTTTTGCCATTTGCTTTTTTAAAATTTGATCATCTACTGTACCCCACTCATTTTTTTTATTTTTGGGATTATTGTTTGCATCTTTTAAAAATGAGTCTACTGGAAAATAATCAACTAAACTAAATTTAGAAGGGTCTTGTGCTATATAAGTTTCATGCTCGTCATAATCATAGTCAGGTCTATTTGTAGGTAATCCTGCTTGTGCTAATCTAGCAGCATATATTGATTCTGGAATTTTAGGAGCAAAATCATCATTATCTTCACTATCCCAATATCTTTCTTTATATCCTAAATCTACATTATGTAGATTAGCCCAAGACATAATTTCTGGATTGTTACGCATTTCAACTTGCATCTGTTCTGCACGATTCCATATTTGATCAGGAAGTTCTCTTGTTAATCCGTCTACAGTATCAGGTGAATACTTATTTTTTGCTAAATAATCATAAAAAGTTTTATTATTTAAAGAAAGATCATTTTCAATCTTATCTTTAGTAGGATAATTTACTAAATTATTATGATCAGTTTTTAATACATACGCATATTTACCAGGTCCATAAACATTAATTGCAGAACTATTTTTATAATCTTTATCACCATCTCTAAGATTTGTTAACCATCTTCTATTTGGAGAATAACCATCGTCTTTAACTAAAGGAAAATTACCAAATGATTTACCAACTACTTCTGGTAAAACATATTCTTGTTCTAAAGACGCTTGATAGTTTGAAGGTTTAGCTTCATTATATTTAAAAGTAAGTTTAGGATTGTTTATTAATTTATTATCTATAGGATAATATGGAGCTGCAACTTGTCTAAATTCTTCTACTGTAGGATTTAAATTTTTTATAGGTAATTTTGGATTTACCCAAAAATTATCTCTAGTACTATTATCTAATAAATATGGATGTATATTTATATCAGGTTTATATAATAAATTACCTTCATTGTCATATTCATATGTAGGATTATCACTTACCTTTTTTCTTTTAACATTAATATTAACACCCTGCATTCTTTCAGGATTTTGTTCTGTTGAAGTTTCACCACCAACTGGATACTGATCTAACCAAGTCTCACCACCATCTTCTCTACGCTTATGATTATAATCTATACGCTTACCTGAAGTCTTCTCTCTTTTAAATCTAGCTTTCTCTGCAGAAGACATCTCTGATGTAGTTTTAGGAGTTGTTTCATTTACTCTTCTAGATGGTCTGCATGCAGGATATGGTCTACCATCTTTATCTTTTCCTGATCTACCACATGTTTTACCTGTCTTAACATCCACCCATTTTTCATCAAACCACTGACTCAAACCGCCTTTACCAAATTCTTCTAATACTCCAGTACCCTTTTTATAACTTTTAGCAAATCTTCTAGCTTGTCTATCATTAGGAAACTCAATATACTGACCACTCTGATTTGCATAATCATATGCATTATCTCCTAAGTATTGTAAAGTACCATCAGGCATTTGTACAACTGTAGGATATACACGACCATCACCACTTGCCATAAAGTGTGTGGCAGGATACTGCTGACCGGGTATCATTATACTTGGTGTATTAGGTTGATACATTCTTTGAACAAAGTTTAGATCTTTATTCTCATTAAGAATTTTATCTATCTTTCTCTTAGACATACCACCAAACTGCATCTGAGGATACTCAGTTACATAGTTACCGGGGAATGTATATTCTCCACCCGGCATCATCATTTGCTGATTACCTAAGTCATCTATACCAAGTACTGGATAGTTAACTCCCTTCATTGTAATGTTAGAAGAAGGTATGACAGTAACCTCACCGGGATATGCCCACTGCCCTAAAGGAGATATTATAGGTTTTTTTCTAGCCATTTTATTACCTAAATGAAGCTAACAATTTATTATTACTGAGCTTCAAAAAGAACTTAGATGAGCCAGAAACAAGTTTCTTTAATAGAACCTTATTAATATAGTGTCTAAATTTCTTTCTTTGTGTAGCTCCCTTATTATAATTTACGTAAGTTGCGTTAATATTCCTAATGTAACCGTTAGCTTCAGTGACCCACATAGGTGTAGTATTAGCTGAAGTTTGACCTCTATCATTTGTAATATCCCAGAATTCATTAAACCTATATTTCTGTTCTACTTTAGAGAAGAGTATATCAATAGAGCTAGTATTAATGATAGGATAGTTATTAATAGCGTAAGGATTATTAAGTGGTGAAAGATTTAAAATTAAGTCACCGGATATTTGTTCTGTATTATATATAACAGCCCTATCAAAATTCTCATTAAGTAAATGATTATAGTCTAAACAGTTCTTAGAATATTTATAACACTCTAAGATGTATTCTATTGATCTTGTAGTTGTAACGGTTTGACCTTGGTTCTGTACATATTCTACTTCAAATGGATAATTAACTCCGTAGTAATTACAGAATGAATCACATACTAGGTTATGTTTCCAGATACCATCATCTTTAACTGTCATATAGTAAGTCTTACTAGACATTACTAAGTTAGGTTGCCAGTCATGGAATGAAATAAATGCTTTAGCTTTAGGGTCATAACTTACTGTCCAGGAAGCATTCTCAAAATATATAGGATCACCTAATGTAATTTGATATCCCGGAAAATCTAAAAATTCAAACTTATTACCAAGTCCAACTAAATACTTTACTCTTCCTATATACTCAGATTTAAGTTTAAAGTCACGTTTACAAAAGAATACTATCTCGTTAATATTATCATATGTTGTTTGACAACCAATACCTATAATAGTATTATCAAGCATTGTAGTATCTATATTTGGGAAGTCTACAAGTAATGCATAAGGACTATATTGAGAGAACCACCACTTCATACCGGATTTAGAAATATCCTGTAGACCTTGACCGTAAGAGAATATCTTACCTTGGTTTTGACTCATATAGAATAATCCTGCTGGTGTATTAATTACAGATAATTTACTCTGACAACTACCATATTCAAATTCACTATCTGCATTAGATAGATTCTGTAATGGTTGTGCATTAAATAACTGACCATCACCAATAGATAATTTAGTACCACCGTTAAGATCTAAAGTTTCTACACCCTGGAATAACATTGGGGCACCATGTTCTAGCATAATTACGGCTCCTGTTTTACCAACAGAACGCATACTTGTAACTCTAGAATCAAAGTCATAATAGTTATTAGCTAGGAACTGTCTCCAGTTATCTTTACGTAACTCATACTGTTGTTGTAAAGAATAGATAACTCTTGTAGGATATGTTGTAAAGCAACCTACGTTATCTGGATTATAAATCCTTGGTTGTATATTACCCCAAGATACAAAATTTGTAAAGTGCTTACTAATGCTTAATGCGTAGTCATACTTCTGATAGTTTGTATCTTTGATATAAGGAGTACGGAACATTTCCTCATAGTCAGTATATGTATTAAAGTCATAATGTCTTTTACCAGGATCATCTCCATAATCTCTATATGCTAAGTTAAGTTCTGATTCTACATAGAAATCTCTAATACCAGAATTAAACAAATACATATATGCAAATCTTACTGAAAATGCACCAGATATTATTCTTCTATCTAAGTGATGAAAGTCATTAGGTAATGCTTGAGTTCCACCAAATATGCCTTCAAATAAATCAGCAGCATTATACTTACTAGTATCCATCCAATATCTTGGATAAGGAAGCATGTTATATAATCTATAATCCCACTCAGTATTATCAGGAAGATCCTGCATCCACTGAGAAAAATAAAAGAATGTAGACTTCTCAGTATAACGGTTAACATACATGTCACCACCAAAGATTATATTGGATGTGGCTTTCTGTGTATATTGTAATGTCCAAAGATCAATACATCCTACAGGTATTTGTCGGATTGCATCTAACTGACCGTACTGATTATCATTCTTAATTTTTAATGCAGCATAGTGAGCAGAAGTAACTGAGTTTTGTAACTTAGTTGGTTCCTTCCAAATATCATTATCTGCAGTTCTACCATGATCTCCTCTTGCAATATCACCAATAGTAAATAATGTATTATCAATTACTGAAGGATCAGCAATACCACTATTAGTTGTAAGTGTTACAGTACTAGCCCGAAATAAGTTATTAATTCTGTAAGTAGTATCATAATCTTGAATAACTGGATCTACATATAATGACTTAATAATCTCTCTTCTTCTATTACCAATTGGAGAGGATATAAAATTATTATAAAAACCACGTGATATATATTGATAAGCAAACTGTCTTTTACCACTAGCTGCTTCTATACCTTCAATTACATTTTGTGTTGATTCAATATAATAGTAAGAAAATAAAATTACATAACCAACAGCAGCACCAACAATAGCAGTAGCAGCTCCAGCTATAGGACCTGCTGAAGTACCAGTTATTCCACCAAAAGCGGCAAAGTTTCCAGTAATTACTGCAACTTTTGCTGCCGCTTCAACAAGATTACCACCAAATACTGCAGAAATTGTAGCAGCAGATCCTATAGCAATACCAGCAAAGTTAGCAATAACAGCAGCAAAATCCGTAATAAACTTATCTTTAGGATGATTGTCTACAGGCCTAAAGTTACCTTCCACATTACCCCATAACTCACCATACACTTTTAATTCAGTAGCTGATAAGAAAGGATTTCGGAATGTGGTTTCAGGTGAGTGAAAAGAGAACATGTCTTTTCTATAAGAACTAAATAATCTTACATCATTAGGAACAGCATCTCTATAAGCGCCACCACGTGTTTGTTTTCCTGTAACTACATCTACACCTAAAAAAGGATCCGGAGATAAAGGATTGTACGGATAATTTACGTACAAACCAGTCTTACTAGAAATAGTATCAGGAATATCATATTCCCTCATATTATTAATAAGACCTTTTGCAATGATAGATCTATTACCCTCTCTTGTACCCCTTAAGATTTCATACCCAATAATATTACGGATATAGTTAGTCGCTAAATCTTTTGGGAATTCAATATTAGAGAACTCTACACCAAGTAAAGTAAGAGTATTGTTTGCTGTATTATAATTAGAGATGATAATATCATCCGGCATTTTGTGGTGCCTAATATTCTTAGCACATAAATTAGCCCATATATCTGGTTTATTATCAGGATACTTTTCTGTAGACTCCCAATATGCCATCTCACCTCTTGCTATAATTACACCACCGTCATCTAATGTTCCGGTTGCTGGTACTCTTGTAGCAGTATTGTTTACTTGCCAGTTTTGTTCTGAACCAAAGTTTACGATGTGATCAGGACCAGCGTTATTATTAAGCTCTCCGGGTTTTGGTGAACGTCCTGGTATATGGTAGCTAGATGACTTGTCACCTGTGTTATATATCCATCGTATAAAAAAGCTATATACTTCATCTCTTAAAAATGTTGGTTTGTTTCCGCCATCATAATAATATGTGGCCGGGTATTCTACACCAACCCATCTAGTAACAATATTATTAGCTAATGGTTGGTAATTAAAATCTTCATATGTGGTTGGACCAATCCTAATCAAATAATCATTAACATTATACATTGCCACAGATTTCTCATATGACGGTGTACGTAATGGTATTTGCTCTAATGGTACGGTAACCAATGTAGGATCTACTGCATCTAATGAAATAGTAGTTGACTGCGTAGAGTAGTAACCAATCTTTCTAGCAACGGCTTGTTGATTAACAAAACCAATTAATACTAATTCAAATTCATCATAGTCTGCATCAAGGCCGGTAAATGTAATATCTAAAGAACCATTAGCATTATCATGTGTCCACAATGCTTGTACATTAGAGATTGATAAATAGTCTGTTACTCTTATTCCGTTAACAGAGTAAGCCATTGTAGCCTGATAAGAACCATTTAACAATGTACCTAGACCATAACCCTTAGTAACTTGAATACAAGGTGTATTAGCATATGCAGCTAGTCTTAGTTTGTCGCAATCAATTACACCGGTAGATACTTCATCTTTACATGGGCCTGGAAGAATATCTGTTGTAATGTAAGGAACACCATCCCAGTTACCTACAGGATAAGGCCATAAATCTTCATTACCAATATTCATTGTTCTGGTAGGATTAAATCCATCATCCCAATATAAGTTCCATTTACAATCTGAACTATATTTAGATACACCAGTTATAGGGTAATCTTTTGAAAAGTTAAAACATTTGTTTTGTGGATCATTATAGATAGTATAATAATCACAAGTATTCTCATCAAATAAACCAATCTCTGAACTAAAAATATTAGTGGAGTAAATAGCCCATTTACCATTACCAATACTAACTGTACCAATAATAGTATATGGTGCTCTAGCACATAATACGTTACTAGGCTCATTACCTAATACACCAACATCTCCAGATGGAGAATTGTTAACGGCATTCCTTGCATGTGTCCAGTAACCCTCACCTATAAAAGTATCACTTACGTCTTTAAGTAGACCTTTATTATAGAGTTCGGTGTGTATTAAACTAGTTTTACCATCCATTATCTTAACTTATTTAAATATTCTACAGCTTTGATAAGCAGTTCTGGATTATCTTTAAATTTTCCTAATCCAGCATTACAATTATCACATAAAAATCCTCTTACTTTTAATGTAGTATGACAATGATCTAAACACAAAGATTTTTTAAAACCATCTGGTGTCTTATTACATATAGCACATTTATTATCTTGTTCTTCTAAAAGATTATGATATTGATCTTTTGTAATATCTAAACCAAGTTTTTTATAACATGAAAACTTTACAGATAATTTAAATTTTTCAGGATTATTTTTTCTATATACTCTTGATCTTTCTTTTGCATTTAAAATAGCAGTTTCAGATAGTTTATATTTTTTCTTAAATTCTTTTAAACAAGAAATACATCTACTATCTTTATTATACAAATATCCTTTTGCAGTATGAAAAAAATCTAAAGTTTTCTTTTCATTACATAAAGTACATGTTTTATATAAAATTTCTAAACTCATCTCCAACTGTTATGATTATAGCTTTTAAATTGATCGTAATATTTGCCATATTGTGCTTTGCGGTTCATCTCCCACATCTTATACATCTCTGCAAAGTTTGGAGTGTTAACTAAAGACAATGCATTATTACGAGCAGCTCTTAGTCTCTGTTCAATAAGATTAAGCTTTTGTACTACATCCTCACCATTCATGTAAAGGTTCTCAAGCAATCTCTGTTTAAGAGCATACTCATAGTATTCATTTACATATGGATTATCCAACACCATTAAGTTACCCTCCTCATCTTCCATAGTACCTTGATAGTTAACATATAACTTACCGTGCTCTAGGTTTAAATAAATATAACCATTCTTAAGTTGTCCTCTGTATGGAGATTGCCAAGTAAGGTTAGGACAATCACATGAAATAGTTTTAGAGTTATTATCTAAAGAGATAACTGTATTAATCTCATACGTCCTAGTCTCAAACTGTGTAGTCTGAATTACTTGTAGTAAATCACCACACTGAGTTAAACAGGTACTCTCTGGAGTACAAGGATCTAGAGGACCGGGAATAAATGGTACAACTACATCTTCTCTATGGGTACCTGACATTGCTGGCTGTGTAACTGTATAAGAACCACACAACATTGCATAGTTCAATACAAAGAAATCATCCGGTAGTCTTACTTTACTATTGACAATATCTAATACAACCTCTTTGGTCATATTAATTCTAAGTCCTAAATCATAGTTAACCCGTTGCACAACTTTAATAAGTTGCTGGGGCTCTATCATATTCTCTAAAGCATACATAGAGAAATCAACACTTACATCTTCAAGCAATTGATTAAATGTCCGGTATCTAAGTTCTGTAAGCATTATCTGTTAGGATTAATATTGTCATCACTAAGATCTGTTGGAATAGAAAGTCTAGAACCAAGATCTTTAATTACCATAGCCTCAATTTCAGCTAATAAAAATTCAGGTACATTGATACCCAAATCTTGTTTCTTAGTACACTCATCTCCCTGAGTTGCATCTTCAGTAAAGATTGCCTCTACTTTGATAGCATCCCAATCTAGATTAGGCATATACAAGTATCCGTTTAAGTACCAGAAGTATTTAAATTTGTTATACTTAAAACCGGTTGTCTTACTCATAGATGTAAACTGTCCAGGAGTAGTTGCATATAACTCCTCAGATACATCAATAGAGCTCACTGTACGGATCAAAGGACCCCAGTAACCCTCTAGCATAACCGGTAACTTTTCTTTTGTTCTTTTAATCATGCATCCGGATTTAATTCCGGCACAACATGCTTCAATTCTATCTACCTCAATTAACTCTAAACAATCTAGAGTTCTCCATATAGAATTAAACTTCATTAATTTATTCTGTGAGTCTTGTCTCCTCATCAGAAGTTGAGAGTATTTTACAACTACACTGTAAACATACCTATCAGTTAGGAAAGCATCTTGCCTTACCCCTTTTACCTGATTCTTTACCCGTGATATTACGGTGCCAATAGTTACCATTTTTATTAAAATTCAAATTCATCATATAACTTAAGCGTTTCTGCATCTTGTTTTTTACCACCCTCTTTTCTCATGGCTTTTGAAAACATCTCAGATACTTTTTTATATGAATCTACAACAATGTATTTCTGCCAAGATACAGGATACTCTTTAGCTACTGATCTCTTGAATTGTCTAACAGATTGAAAACCCCATAACTCACGGTTTGCAAACTTGTATTTGGTCTGATAATTTGTATAGAATATTTTGGCCAACTTAGAATCTGATTCTAGATTCCTGTTCTTTATTTCTTTACCGTATTTAACTGATAGACCATAATTTACATTAGTGTCCCGGTTAAATGTACAGGTACCTATAAACAGGTATCCCAGACTTTCTGGTAACTCAACTCCATCTCTATACTCAATTACCTCTTTCCAAATATTTTCATTAAACTTCATCACTATTTTTTTAATAGTTTTGTCATCTAATGTAGAGAACTCAGGATGCTTCTCTTTGAACTCCGCTATAAAATCTTTTGTTAAGATTCTTTTAGGTTTTATTCTCAGCCTTGAAGCATGTAAATCAGGTGCTTTATATCCTCTCATACCTTGACTACATTAATAAGATACAAAATTTAATCCAGATTAAATACAGTTATACACAAACTCACCAATCTTACCATTGTCATAATCATGAACCTCAATAATAGCAGCTCTCTTGCTACCTATAAACTTATTATGGTAGTGCCAGTAATCTGTTTTAGATAAGCTAGGTATGATTTTAATAGAGAATCCGGTGATCTCATCTTCAGTAATATACTCAATAGTCTTCTTCTTATGATAGTGACCAGTATATAAAGTTCTAAACTTAGTAGTACCCCAGTCTTCAGAAAACTCCGTAGCATATACTAGTAAAGAGTTCTTAGTATTTACATCACCGTGCTCAAATGCAAAGAAGTTATTATTAAATGTAAGTACCTTTCTCTCTGCATAATCTGAATGCCATGCAATGCTTTCTTCTTGAATAGCTTTAGAGAGAGCATGTACTAGATGATATGAAGATAATCTATCATGGTTACCGGGTATGTACATTATATGTAATGTCTCACACCGCTCCTTTAAAAAACGAATGCCCCGGTATAGGGCATCAAAAGCTTCAGCATATACTTTGTAAGACTTATCAGAGTTCTCTACTGGAGTACCTGCTGTAGTAGTACCATTAAACGTATCCATGTTTAATATGTCACCACCTATTACATATACCAGATCATCTATAAAGTAATTATTACTTACACTTTCTGTAAGTTGTTCTAGTGAGGCAAAGTATTGTTCTATGATATCATCATTACCATCCTTACCAATATGCATGTCCTGCATAGATAATACACAGCTTACATACTTATGTCTCTTTTGTTTTCTTATTGTAACGGGTTGATAATCCGGTTTAAAATTATCTAAGATATCTTTTAAGTGATCTTCTTTAGTCTTTACTACTTTAGTTACTAGAGCTGATACTAACCACTTATCATTTTTTTCTTTGTTCCAGTATTGAGATAACTTCCACTCATTAGTATCTATACCTAGTATCTCTATAATCTCTTCTGGTGTTCTAGGATTAAATGATACTAGCTTTTCTATAGTGCCGGTACCTTTATCTAAATCATAAGATTCAGAGTTAAGTTTTTCAGTATGAGGATCTTTAGTGTAGATTAATTTTCTAGATTTAAAACCTAAATTCTTTTTAATCTTTAAATATTCATCTAAAGTAATACCAATTCTTCTTGCACACTCAACATTGGATAGCTTCCAGCTTCTACTTTTAGCTACCTTATCTTTTAATTCTTGCGAATACATGTAGTGATTGTTTTATCAAATGTAGTTAAAATAATTTATATACAAGTTATTATAAAATAAACCCCGGCTTTTTACACCGGGGTCTAATCAGAGGGATAAACCAACAAACCCTCTTAGTACTTATACAATATTAATATACTGTAGATGGTTTAATAAAACAAGTTATGCAGATAAAATAGTTACAGAATCTTGTCCTGTAACCTCTTCAATCTTAGTCTTACACTTCTCATGAATCAAAGTAGCTAAAGAAGCACCCCAGAACTCTTCTGAAGTTAACTCTGTCTGTACTTGATTAGGTAAAGAAGATACGTTTAAGGGAGACTTTCCAGCCACCCAATCTTCTTCAGATTTGAAGTAAGACAAGTTCACCCAGTTAGACTGAGGAGCAAGAATGAAAATGTTTAAATAACCAAAGGCATTTGATACCTCAAATCCTTCATCGGTTGTAATCTGTGTGTTTATAGATAGTGCCATAATTTTATATTTTATATTTTTATTTCAAATTTAAGTAATTAATAAGAAACCTCAGTAAGTGATATAGCCGCAACTATCCGCATGGTAACTGAACCACCCCCTGCAAACGTAGGGCCAGTAAAGGTAATAGCCATTTCTTGAGATGCACCAGCAGTATAAGCGATGTTAGCAAGTGTTAAACTACCTGCAATGGTTTCAATGGCGTGAGTACCTGCTGAGGTATGAGCAGAAACTGTAGTAGTGCCTGCACGTTTAGCAACTGCAAGTAAATCTGTAGATACTTTAGTATCTCCACCAGTAACACCTGTAGCCGTTCCTGTAATATTAGTAACTACAGCCACCCAACGTACTTGTACATTCCACATACGACTTGTACCAGTAGGAATAATTAAATTTGTAACACCTGTGCCATCCAAAGAAAGCACAGCAGTACCCCCTGTAGTTAATATCGCTTCTTGACGAGCAGTCAATAAAGATTGTTGTGTTGCAATTTGTCCCGTAAATGTACCACTTGCTAAAGCACTTTGTGCGTATAAATAAGATGTAGAACCAAGACCGATAGCAGTACCACTTTCGGGTGATGTTACAGATGTAGACCTACCTAAAGAAAATCCATAACTACCACTTATTGTATTATTATTACCAACAGCAACCGAACCAACTCCTGAAACGTTATTAAAAGAACCAAAAGCACAGGAAAAAACATTACTTGCCGTATTTTGTCTACCTATTGCTACCGCACTGTCAGCACTTGCCGAATTGCTATTACCTATAGCCACACTTGCTCCTATCCCTGAAGCAATATTGCTTAAACCAATAGCAACAGCCCTTGTACTACTGGCAGTATTACCCTGCCCACCGCTTACACTATGTTGCCCACTACTCGTATTAGTTTGTCCACCTACTACTGTAGCGTGTGTGTTAGTTGAAGCAGTATTAGATTGACCTCCTGACACTGTGCTGTAAGAGGAGGAGGCTGTGTTACTACGCCCTCCACTGATTGTACCGCCTTCTCCACTTGAATTATTTAAATATCCAAAAGCAATTGAAAATTGATTAGAAGCGTTTGAATCTGACCCTCCTGCAATTGAACTTGTACCACTTGCTACATTCCCTTGCCCACCAACAACAGTAGAACTACTACCGCTACTTGTATTGTATGCTCCACCCGATAATACTGAAAACGTCCCACTTGCAACAGAACTCGCTCCACTTCTAAAAGATTGCAAGTCTACTGCATTTTGACCCCTTGCGTTTCCACCCGTAGACGTATCATCGGGAATATCAGCAATCAAAGCACCTGTACCGTTGGGCACAATAGCCAAGTTTGAATTTGTAGTATCTGTTTGGATAACAGTTGTTGTCTGAGTGGCCACATTGACATCACTCGTAAGTCTTAATCTTCCAAATAATTTATTAAACGCTCCCATAATTTTTATTTATTAAAATGCTACCTCTACTAATGAAACCTTAGCAACTACTCTCATAGTTACAGAACCTCCCCCTGCAAATGTTGGCCCAGTAAATGTAAGTGCCAATTCTTGTGATGCACCTGCGGTGTATGTCATTAAGCAAGTATCCATAATAGCATTATCAGAGGCTTCTGAATCACTTAACATATTACCCATAGTAGATGTGCCTGCAAGTCTTTTAAATCCAAAACTGGATTCTCCATACACGTAATCACCAACTGTAATACCTGTAGCAGTTCCCGTGATAGTTGTTACTGTTGCAACCCACTCAACCTTAACTTTCCACATACGGTGAGTGCCACTTGGAACAATTAAATTGGTTACTCCTGTACCATCTAAAGATAAAACTGTAGTTGCTGCTGAATTGAGTGTGTCATATCGCCAAGCATTTACAGTTGAATTTTGATTTGTCCTACTCGCACCAGTAGCACCTCCTTGAACAAATTGATTATATAAGTACCCAGCACCATTTAGACCTACAACAACAGAACAATTAGCACCAGCCGTAATGCTATGACCACTTCCAATAGCGACAGATTGAGAAGCGGCTACTAAATTATCAATACCACCTATCGCAGCAGCAAACGAAGCCGATACTGTGCTATTTCCTGATAGACCCTTAGCCCCTTCAGCCGTACAATTCATTCCATTTCCTAATGCTATAGTACCAGTTGCTGTTGCACGTGTTGAAGCATTTCCATAAGCAAAAGAATTACCACCACTTGCAATAACACCTGTACCACCAGCAACACTAAGCCCACCACTGGCGGTATTACTACTACCTCCTATAACCGTAGCGTGTGCTGAAGATGCAGTATTACTCTGCCCCCCCACAACCGTAGCGTGTGTTCCTGTAGATGCTGTGTTTGATTGTCCGCCTGAGATGGTTGAATAGGAACTATTTGCAGAATTGCTTCTACCTCCTGAAATTGTCGCACTACCAACAGAACCCCCTACGGCTATACTATTGAATAATCCACCACCTATAAAAGAGTGTCCACTACTTCCGATAGTATTTTGCTGACCACCAACAACAACTTGGTAACCATCTAAACCAGATACACTGTTTAATGTACCTCCACCAACAAAACCACCTGTAGAACTTGCAAAGTTTTGACCACCACCAACAACAACACTAATAACTCCGCTTGCAACTTGTGTTGCTCCTGCTCTATTAGTTTGCAAATCAACAGCGTAAGCACCCCTCGCTTGACCACCTGTAGCAGTTCCATCGGGAATACTTGCAACTAAAGCACCTGTACCGTTAGGGGCGATTACTAAGTTAGCATTGGTAGTAGTTGATTGGATTACAGAAGACGTCTGTGTAGTTACAGAAGAATCTGAGGCAATACCTACTCTAAGTGTAGATAAATACAATGGAGAACCTGTACCGGTACCATCCTGTACTTGTCTTAATGTAGCATCTAATATAGTACCTACGGGTAACTGTAAATTATTTGTACCTCCCCCTCCAGCACCTAGAGAAAAGAATTTAGCATATCTAGCCATGATTTATTTACTTACAATATAGGACAAAGTACCAGTTCCTGATACAGAGATTGTTGCTGGATCTATTACATCAATAGTAAAACCGGACTTATCTGGAATTACAATAGAGGCACCACCATTTACTGATACATTCACATTAGCGCCAGTAGTATTAAGTAAAGTTACATATACTGCTGATTCAGAAGTTAAAGGTGTAAGAGCACCAGTTAAAACAACTGACCGGCTAATATCATTACCACGTCTTACAGCATTATATAACCTCTCAATGAGGGATCTGGTCCAAACTTCAAAACTTTTAGTTAACATCGTTTTATTATTTTAAATTATTATGGGGTGCAAGGTGATCCTGTAATTACGGTTAATCCACCGGTATTAGTATAAGGTCCACCAAAGCCATTACTTAAACATAGTGGTCCTTCTGTATCACCATTAGGTACACTAATAGTAACTGTATTTAATGGATCACTACATAGTATGTATTCTAATGTTTGTGCGCTACCTGTAGAATTTGTAAAAGTATATTCTTGACAGTCATTTAAATCTGACTGTACTTCATTACCGGCAGCATATACACCGTCACCACAGTAAGATTGTACTTCTACATCATATGTAACACCGCTAGTTAAACCAGTAATACTAAATTCTTCAGGAGATAATCCCGTAGTAGGATATATTATTTCTATAAAGCTAATAGCTGTACTTTCCTTATACCTAATTTTATATTGTAATGGTACAGGAACCGGGGGTGTAAATGTTATAAATAAAGTGCTCATACTGTTAATGTTTTAAAGCTTAAGGTAATAGATGTACAACAATCTGGTGAGGCTACTGTGCTTGATTTAATTCTTACATAGTAAGTTGTATTAGCTAGTAAGTTAATGATTGTCCATTGAGTGTAAGTACTAGCTAATGCTACCTGTACAACTCCGGATGCAAATGTTGGATCTATACTATACTCTAATTTAACTGCAGTAATAGCAGCCGGAGCAGGAGGATAAGACCAGAATACAGTTCCTTCAGTAGTTTTAATATCTAAGATTTCAAAATCTTTAATACTTTGACAAGCAGCTGTAGGATCATAACAACTAGGATTAGTTAAATACAAAGCCATCTTTTTGATGACTGTATCTAATCTATCATTTGTATTAATACCTAAAGTATAAATGTTATTGCCAGTATACTTAACGCATTCAAAAGCGGTTATCTCTTCACAGGGTTCTGCATTATTACATACAGTGGTTACCGGTGACGTAAGTGCGGTTTCAGTACATCCGCACGGGGTTGCTATACAATTGCAGCTCATAGTTTTAGTTAATTAAATATGCTTCTACGCCAGTTGGAGATACACAACCAGTATTGATAATTGAAATCAATTGCTTAGGACAAGTACGTACAACTACTGGAATACGATCTACTAAAGCAGTATCAATTATCTGTATTTCAAAATAATAGTTACCCAAAGTTAATCCACTTACTGTACCAGTTACAGGATTTGGTAATAATGTTGCTGCATTAGTATCAAAAGTAGACACTAAAGCTAATGTAGCATCATATACATTTAACCTATAAGAAGTTGTAGGACTAGTAATAAAGAGGTTTGTAAATGAGTATTGAATTTCTCCAATACCAAATACATAACTAGAGGTAAGAGTTACAGTAGGACATCCTACAGTATTGATTACCGGGAATGTAATAGTATTCTGACAAGTTAAATCATTTGTACCATTGAAGAAACAATAGCTAACTGATACAGTAAAGTCTTCAGCTAAGTTCAAAGAAGAACTAGAGAGATCAAAGTCTCTAGAAGAACTACCATCTAAAATACCAAGAATGTTTGAGAAGACATAAGTAGCACTATTAAAACTAGTATCTGCAATAGTAATAGTAGAACTCGGTGATGCACATTGTACAAACTGAGTAGGTACTACACTTCCAGGATTTACAAAAATGCTCAATGTACTACCATCTAGTACACCAAAGAATCCTAAATCAATATCAGCACATGTCTTATTGCAGCAATCTTGTAACTGAGTTACTAAACCACGCATATCACAAAGTGTGATCCAAATATTATTAATTGTATCTGCTAATGTACTTACAGTTACTTTCCAATCAGGATAGGCAGAAGCCATTGTACCGGGTAAAGAAAGTGCTGGTTGATTAGTGATATCACAGAAAGGAACAATCTCTGCCGCTAATTCTGCAGGTGTTCCGGTAATTGATTCTAAATCACATAACTCTTGTTCTACAGTTGCAAGTATAGTTGCTAAACTAGCAGTACCTACACCAAGACAAACATAAGCAGAATTTATAGGAGCGTAAGTTGCCGGTAATGTAGCTAGCGTATTATTAATTGTAGTAATACTTGTAGCTTGTGAAGAAACAACACTTGATAAAGTTCCTACAGTTCCCTCTAAATCACATAACTCCAAACCAATTAACTCTGCATAACTTACTACATCTAAAGTAGTACCCCCGGCTTCAGCTTGTAAACAAGGAGCCACATCACAGATAAGACTGATAGGGGATGGGATAACTATATCATTTACAATAGTATAGAGATCACATAGTTTAGTGGTAATAAATTGGATTAAATCATTGTAATTATCATACGTTCCACCACCTAAACATGCAACATTTACAGTTACTTCAGCGGCTCTAGTATCAATATCACATACCAACTCTCCAAGTTTAGCTATTACGTCAGTAACAGTATCCCCTTTACATAATCCAATACATGGAATATCCGGGCCTTGCCAAGATACACAGTTTGAAGATACTACACTACAAGGTGTACTTTTGTTGTTTGATCCTACAGGTAACATAGTTATATAAAAAATATAGTGCACACTGGTATAGTGTACACTATAATATAAGAAAAGTTTCTAACAAAATCAAAACTATTAATTGCTTATTCAGCAACTAATAACTTTAAAAACACTGGGCAGTTACCTGCAGTCTCAATACTCTCTACATCAGCAAGAGTTAAAGGCTTGTAACTAAACTCTTTTTCTTGATCTAATAATGCACCAAATTCATTTTGAAACTCAATAAACTTTGGGTTCATCTTCTGAATCTTCTGACCATCTACCTCTTCTTCTACATAAGCCATCAACTGGATATTACCATCTTCAGTGGCTTCACCATACTTACCTACTAACTCATCACGCAATTTGTCAATTGCAGTTTTTTCCTCAGCGGCTTGCTTACCAATGTGGTTTAACCAATACCTAGTGGTTAATGACATTTTTTCATTAAGAATACCTTTGTACTCAGACTCAGGATTTTGGGCGTTACCATATAATTCAATGGCAAGGCTTAAGAATTCAGCTAATTTAAGATTAATTTTTTCCATGATAGCAAATATAACACAATGTATACCAATATAACAATACTGTCAGATTGACATTTTATGCTAATAATATTTTATAGTCTACACCATTAATCTTAACATTCCAAACCTTAGTAGAAGTATTTGCTTCTGTTGTTACAGTACCTGCATTTGTTGTTGTACTACCTACTACAAATTGATTGTCTGCGGTTGCCCTTGCATTTCTTCCAAGCAAAACACATCCCGAATTTCCGTCTGTTCTACATCCCGCACCTAAAGCACTATTAGAACTACCCGTACTAAAATCTAAAGACGATTCACCAACTGCGGTATTATGAGTGCCAATTATATTAAATCTTAATGCGGCAGAACCCACTGCGACGTTATTAGCACCCGTAGTGTTTGATTGTAGAGACCTTTCGCCTATTGCCGTATTATATGATGCCGATGTATTAGAAAACAATGCAGCATTTCCAAGAGCAGTATTATTAATGCCATTCACATTATTTGACATTGATATATATCCGATACTTGTATTACTTGTACCCGTCGTATTTATTGGTAATGCGCCTACTCCAATCGCAGAATTATTACTACCCGTTGTATTCGCACCTAACGCACTTGAGCCTAATGCAATATTGTTAGCACCCGTAGTATTTACATCTAACGCTTGAAATCCTACTGCGGTGTTGTCGCTACCCGTAGAAAGCCTCAACGCTTGATAACCGATTGCAGTAATGCCTGTTCCGCTTGTGTTAGTTGTGGCTGCTTCGTACCCTACTGCGGTGTTGTTGTCAGCGGTGTTGTTTAATAATGCACTTGTACCTAATCCTATATTTTGAATACCTACTGAATTCATACGTAATGCGTTTATGCCTAAAGCAACATTACTCGTACCCGTTGTGTTGAATCTTAACGCTTGATAACCATGTGCAGTATTACTACTTCCCGTTGTGTTTAATTGCATTGATTGATAACCAATACTACTATTAAATGAACCCGTTGTATTATTGTTCATTGATTGAGTGCCAACTGAAACATTGGTATTCCCCGTTGTATTATTAGGCAAAGCAGAATGTCCAATCGCAACATTATTAATCCCTGTAGAGTTATTACTTAATGCTCCATATCCTAAACCAACATTATAACTACCCGTGGTATTTTGCCGTAAGGCATCAAAACCTATTGCAACATTTTCAATTCCAATAGTATTAAATGTTAAAGAACGTAACCCTACTGCGGTATTCTCGCTACCCGTGGTATTTGAAACTAACGCAGAATTACCTACCGCAGTGTTGTTAGCACCCGTTGAAAGCCTCAACGCTTGATAACCTATAGCAGTTACACCCGTTCCGCTTGTGTTACTAAACGCTGCTTGATAACCTACTGCGGTGTTATTGGATGCGGTGTTGGCTGATAAAGATTCATAACCTATAGCAACATTGTTTGTACCTGTTGTATTAAATTGTAAAGCATAACTACCAATACCCACATTGTTAAAACCTGTAGTATTTCTTCCTAATGTAAAAAATCCAAATGCTGAGTTAAAATACCCCGAAGTATTAGCACTTAAAGAACTAAAACCAGTAGAAGTGTTATTATACCCATCTACGTTAAATCTTAAAGAACCTGCACCAACCGCAGTATTTTGTACACCCGTTGTAGTATTTTGTAAAGAATTAGTACCAAATGCTGAATTGTAATTTCCTGTTGTATTACTACTTAATGCTGAAGAACCTACTGCTGTAATTTGTATTGCTGTAGTATTACTTAGCCCTGCTTGATGCCCTACTGCTGTATTGTTTGAGGCGGTGTTGTTATTTAATGCCTGATAACCTATTGCTGTGTTATTGCCTCCTGTGCTATTACTCAACATGGAATCTCTACCAATAGAAATGTTATTGTTGCCCGACAAATTAGAAGCCAAAGCATTTACGCCAATACCTATATTACTTTCACCAATAGTATTTGTAGAAAGGGAAAAAGCACCAACGGCAACGTTACTATTTGCTGTTGTATTAGATTGCAATGCATTATGACCTAAAGCGGTTAAAAACGTTCCTGTTGTATTGTTATACGCTGCTTGAACACCAACTGCGACATTATTAGAGGCGGTATTATTGCGTAAGGCCTGAGAACCTATAGCAACATTATTTGTTGCTGTGGTATTAAATAATAAAGTTTCGTGTCCTAAAGATGTATTATCAGTTCCAGTAGTGTTTCTTAACAACGCTTGATTACCTACGGCTGTATTATTTGAACCTGTTGTATTCAAGTACAAAGATTGATTACCTATTGCAGTTAAATTAGTTGCTGTTGAATTTGTATAACCTGCCTGATATCCTACGGCTGTATTATAGTTTCCATTATTTAATCGTAATGATTCAGTACCTATAGCAGTATTAGATAGTCCTGTACTATTGGTTAATAAAGCACTTAAACCTACAGATACGTTATATGTACCTGTAGTATTGTTTCGTGATGCATTATATCCTAAAGCCGTATTATTATTTGCGTTATTAGTAAATAAAGAACCATAACCTACAGATGTATTATTTGCACCTACAATATTAGTGTTTGATGATTGATAACCAATAGCAGTATTACCACCAGCAGTAGTATTACTCAAAAGTGCATCCACACCTACAGCCACGTTTTGTGTTCCGCTTGTGTTTGCCCTAAGTGAACGATAACCCAAAGCCGTATTGTTGCTGTTGGTGTTGTTCTCCATAGCTAAATAACCCAAAGCAGTGTTGCCGGTACCAGTTACATTTAATGTTAAAGCATTTTTACCTACTGCTGTATTACCACCACCTATTGTAACAGATGTCAAAGCATCATTACCAAAAGCAGTATTATTATTGGCAGTAGTATTACTATCTAATGCGTTAGTACCAAATGCTGTGTTTGTAGCAACGTTACCGGCTCCAGTATTTGTAACTGAAGTAGTGGATATCTGTAATGCAGAACTTGTATTAGCACCATCCTTTACAAATTGTAATGTACCGGATAATGGATTGTCTACTTTTAATAATCCAACCGGAGGTGTATATGTATTAGAGATAGTAAGAAGATCATTTAGATCATCATATACTATAGCAATACCTGTACCGGCAACTAAAAATGCAGCAACAGTATCCATAATAATCTCTGGATTAATACTAGAGCCTATTACGTATGCTAAGTTCTCTACAGTGATTTTACGGGTTACTCCTAAAGAACCGTTAGGGGCTATCTCTCCTACTGAAACAATAGGGATTACATCATACTGTCCATCTACACCTGCTGGAAGTAATGCATTTAATTGGGTTATTGAACTGCTCATATCAAGATTCTATTACCATCCTCTAGTAAGAGGTAGTTGTCAGGAATAATTACTGAATTACCTAAAAGGTTAGGTTGTAATAGGGCATTCATATCACACAACTCTTTGTTGTAGATATCAATCTCCCAGTTTTCATCACAGCATGTTGCAATGCCGTATTTCATCCTCTTAAATAATGTGTAGATAGCCTCAGCGTATTTTACGTTGATTGATTCTGATCCACAGGTGTAACAACTGCTACATGCTTCCATTCTATTTTTTGTTTAAGTTGTTGTTCATAGTTAGTAATACAAGTACTACAAACTCTTGTTCCATTACTTGCGGTTCTTAATTGGCATCCACAGGATAACTGGGTGCCGCAACTTGGACATTTCATATTAGATCTTACAGCCATTGGTTTAGTGACAATATGCGCAAGAGAGCTTATCTAGTTGAGCTAATGCATAATTGTAGATTGCCATACCTTGATCGTTGTTATGACAGAACTCTACTTTTGCTTTTGCACCATCCAACATAGATCTTAATAACCTTAATCTAGTAAGCTTATCTCTCTCTGGTTGCAGGGGTTCACAGCCGGATAAATTAACATTACAATAGATATTATAATATTTATTTACAGCAACTGTAATACGAAGATAATTATATTCTACGAAAACTTTATCATTTGGTGCTACACTATAACGGATTACATATATACCATCTGGTAATGCTGTAAGAACAGTATCACAGTTAGTAGTTTGAATACCTAATGAGCATGCTGTTACTAGTGTCTCTCCACCTTGCACCATAGTAAGCGTCACAGGCTCTGTAAAGCCGGGAACTAGGATTTGTAGAGTAGGACATGCTACAGCTAATTCAGTGCTGTATACGCTTGTATCTACAACTCTTAATACGTTAACATTAAGGGTGTCAGGAATATCTAAACTAAGAATGTGTTTGTTTGCCATAATTGTGTAAGTAAGAATAACTACTCATATATAATTTAGTCATTATTTCCAAATAAAAAAAGGGGAAGATTTCTCCTCCCCTTCTTTTTTATGATACGCTTAAATTATTTTACGAAAAGTAAGCCGTTATTTACTAAATCAGAACGACCAGCAGCAGCTAAAATTTCAGCTAAATCTGATTCAAATCCACCAGCAGCATTCTGACGAGCAGAAGTAATGATGTGTAAAGTGTACTGATCGTTATCAAATGTACCAGTTGGGTTGTTGAAACGAGGTACACTGTGTTGGATAACATATCTAAAGTAACTAGCAGTACGGCTAATAGCCTGTAAAGGAGCATCACCCAAAGTAATCTCACGGATACGTGGATCATCATTCCAGTTGTTTTGACGGTATCTTTCAGATAAGATCAAGTCACGTACTACAGTTTCTCCGTAGCCTTCACCTTGAATACCTAAAACAGGACCTAAACCAGCAGTTGCAGGATCATTAGCAAGACCAGAACCACGCTTAACACACAAACTTTGGAAGATACAAGGATCACCAGACTCATCTACTTCAGAAGCATAAACCTGAATAGGCTCTTTTTCAAAGTAGTCAGTAGGCTCAAATGAACAATCTCCAAAACGAGTGTCAACATAAGCACCAGCTAAAATCAAACCAGCACATACATCAGCAGCAGTAACACCAGCAGGAGTTACATAAGTATCCCAAGCAGAAGTAGTAATAACAACACCATTGATAGTTACGTTACCACCAGCTTTACTCCAATAAGTCCAAACAGAAGTTGTTGGATTTAAAATTTGAACAACAGGTTGTACAAAAGGAGAGAGAATTGGGTTAGCATTATCAAAAGGAAGAGTTTGAGTTCCGGCAATTTGTTTAGCCCAACCAATGAATACAAAAGCAGGATTTACTTGGTTAGGAGTAGTGCTAGAGCAACATCCAGTGTAGTAAGATAATACTTGGTAAGCATTGTGATTCAAGAAACGCAAAGCAGGACTTCCTTTAATATCTACACGCAAATAGTAAGTTTCGCCACACAAGAAGTCTGGACAAATACAGCTATAAGGAGCAGCAGCAGTAGTAGAAGTTTGACCTACATAAGTAACAGCTTGGCTAGCAGTCTTAGGAGCAACAACATAAGCATCTTTAATGTACTTAGGGTTGATTACTTTAGACTTGTTAGATTCAGCATAGCCACCATGAAAAGGTCCAACCTTATCAGTAGTAGGAGTTAAACTAGAGCTTGCAAAGATGAAAGGCTTACCGGTTTCAGCACCAATGATACCACTAGCAGAAGTAATGTTTTTGAAAGTCTTAGCATCATACAAACCGTAGTTACCTAAAGTACCAGCACCAGTTAATTGAGCATAAGTGTCAACACCAGAAGTAGTAGGAGTAATAACTACAGTAGGAGCTACTGAGTAACCACTTCCACCAGTAGCAACAGCAATAGTATTAAGACCAGTACCAGTTAAAGTAACTGCGCCAACAGTTGCACCAGTACCATTACCACCAACTAAGGTTACATTTACTTGACCACTAACATAGTTAATACCCGCAGTAGTTACAGTAATTGCAGTTACAACACCACCAGCAGAAATAGTAGCAATAGCCACGGCTCCACTACCAGTAGCAGAACCCGATTGATAAGTGCCTGTAGCAACAAACACTTTCTGAAAAGAATGATTAAAATACATAATTTTTTTTTATTTTATAAAGTTATACAAATAGATACACTAATATTATAATGAATTATTTTAAGAAAAGCAACTTATATTTTGTAGAATTTATCAAAGATTTGATTTCATCCATAGTATTAATGATACTTGAGCAGGTCATCATACCTTGTACATAACCAATTTTATCATATAATGTACGTAAATAATTAATAGCCGCATCTGTAGTTTTAATAGCCGGAATAGACATTTCATCAGGATATGGTAAAAGCATTTCTTCTTTACCTTGATACTGTTCAGCTAAACCATCAGCTACTTCAACAATACTATCATAGAATTCACCCATAGTTACATGAGCAGAATAACTAGTACTTAGTAAGTGAGCAATGTGAATCTTAGTAGATGAATGTAACATCTCATAAATAAGATCTGCCATTGCTTTATGTGCACCACCAGAAGGGCGTTGTAATTTTTGTATCATTTTCTTTAATTATTTCTCTCAGCACTTTGTGTACCACGAGCAAACTGATTAACAGACTCAATATCTCCAGCAAGAATACTTGCCGTTTCATCTATTAATAATTCTACTATGTCATCCTTAAACTCACATGTAACATCTACAGCAGATGTTAAACCAGTGTAAGGATCTACTATACCAGCAATTTGGATATATCTAGGTTTTCTATAATAGGTGAGAGTAGGATTATATACATCAAAATCATTTGCTGTATATATCCGGACCTTATTACCCATTAATGTACAAAAGGTTTCACCCCACTCATAACTAGGTTTTCTAAACTGATCATCTAATAACTCATCTACATTAGCTTCTTCAGCTAAGTATACAGTCATAGTTTCCGGTTTACAGCACTTAGTTTCAGCGGATGTGCTAACTCTTTTATATTCTAAATAATCTGCTGGAAGATCTACACTTTCAAAATACAAAGTATTCTGTGTACCAAGTAAAGGGATCTGTAGAAGTAATAATTGTAAATCATCAATCCTTCTTTTAGATCCTTCATCTCCCTCTCTATAAACATTACCAGCATGTAATTGTCTTCTAACCCACTCAATCTGAGCCTTATTAAAAGCTTCAATAATTTGCCATCCCTCTAGATTATCATAATCATTAGAGGCCAGTTTATTAAGTCTTTGCTTAATTTTTAGTTGTAGTATAGAATTATTCATAGATAAATTGTAGGGGGATTATTAGTCCCCCTATAAATTAAGGTTTTTTCTTAACCGTCATTTTCTTAACTGTTCCACCCATTTTCATGTAACCACCCATCATAGATGATTCACGTCCAGTTGGGCTACCTTTAGATACAGGTTTAGAAAAATTAGGCTTGCTTGCTTTTTTTGTTGCCATGATTGTTTATATTATTTCCAGTGTTGTTCTACTTTGTTAATGATTGCATCAGCTACATCTTGATTAAGAGGGTTCTTTAAGAACTCTACAATATCACTAGATGTCTTACCTAACATAGTACTGCTTGATAAGTGATAGATAAATCCATCAGACTTAGTAACAATATACTTATAGGTACCGGCATCTCTTACAATAGCCCGCAATTTTAAAGTGGTCAAATCATTCTCAGAAACATCTAAGAATCTTTCTGCACACTTTTTCTTATCTCTATCTACAGTTTCTCCGTTGATATATTTATCCATGTTATCATAGATAATATCATTAGGTGTACTTTTCTTATACTGTGCACTATCAATATCAATAATTTTAGCAACATAAAATAATTTAGTTTGATTCTTATCAAACATTTTCTGTAATTCAGAAAGGGCTTTGTTCCTAATTTTCTTAGTCTCTGTTTTAATAGTAACAGTCTCTTCCATTTTATCTAAATAAAATTTAGGAGCTTTTGACATTTTTCTAGCTGCATCATAAGATTTAGCAATGATACTAAAACCACCGGCTTCAATAGCATATAACTTAATAAGATCATAAGGATCTACAGAAGGATCTAAATAAAGTGGATCATTACCCACTCTAATTACAATCTTACTCCAGAACTCATCATTATCTGGTCTAAGTAATTTAATTTTATTCCAGAATTCTGCATCATCAGGACTAACAACATTAGCTGCTAAATCTTTTTCTAACTGAGATACAACCTTCCGGATCTCTTTAATCTTAGCCTCTCTATCTACATCAGGTAAAAACTTTACATCTGGGGCAAATTCATTAAGCCCGGTAAGGTAACGTTTAATACCATTAATTTCTAGACAAGCTAGCTGCTCTTCATGGAATACACCATCAAAGAGAGAAAGACCATAAGACTCTAATCCCATGTTACTAACATTAGAATCAAAGTAAGATTTAATACTCAATGTACCCTTTTTGTTTTGGGGATACATGTCTACAATTGTTACACTCATTTGGTTTATATTATTATTTGGTTGGTTTTTATTATTCAAATATACTTATTATTATTACATAGTACTATGTGTTACTTTTCTCCAAGCTACACCATCATAAAAACAAGGTTGTAATAAGGTAGTATTGTAAACTTCCAATCCATTTGCTGGAGATGCAATAGCGTTTATCTCTGCTGTGGTCATGCGTGGCATTAGGAATCCACGAGTAGTAGAAGTTATAGTAACTTGGGCAGACGCTGGAGGTTGTGCTGTATCACCGAAATGAACATAACCATTCAAAGACGTTAAAGAATTGGATGAATTATTATTATTGATAAAAACATTAAACCCAAAACTCGTACCATAACCCGCAAGAGTCACACTACCACCAGAATTATCTATATTATTTCCAATTACTTGCATTGAAGTACCTAGAAAAATACGCCCATCATCTCTAACAGAAAAATTTGATGTAAAGGCACTATTCTGCACCAAGAAAGAGGTAGTGGCGGAGGTTGAGCCACTGCCTTGAACTGTTAAACGGGCTGTACCAGTAGTATTTCCTATTAATACGTTTCCATTTGCTTTAAATACAACTCTTGAGTCTGTAATAGATGCATTTGTTGCTATAGCATCTCCATTAAGACATAAGTATAAATCGGATCTTCCATAAGAACCTAAATTTCGTGCTAAAAATAATACCTTTCTTTCAAGCAAACTTGCGGTACTTATATAAAAACCATTGTCTGTGTTATTAGCAGCAGATTGTATAGTAAACCCACTACCTTTTAGGTAGTTGTCTCCTGTTCCTGTTCCTTGTAAAGTTCCTGAAAGAGATAATGATGTTCCTGATATACTACCATTAACGGTTAATGTTGACGTTGGACTACTTGTACCAATACCTACGTTACCTCCGTTAAAAATTACGTTTCCTGCTGTTGTCTCAATAGCTCTTACAGATACCCAATCTGTTACAGTTGGGTTAATGTAAAGACCTCTAAGTAAAGTAGCATTAGATAAAGCAGTCTCATTTGTAGATGTAATATTTAATAAGTTTATTGTGCTTAAGTTAATATTTCCACGAAATGGTCTTGTTATAGTTACTGTGTCTGCATTATTATTTGAAGATGGAAAAGAAAAAATATGTCCACTATCACTTGAATTATAAGAAGTTGCACCCTGAGATCCTCCATTAAGTGAAAGTGCTCCTCCTCCTGTTCCACGTGCAATACTAAATTTTTGGTAACCACTTCCGTCTGTAATACGGAACATAATATTAGGATCTACTCCCAATTGGATAGTACCACCTGCTGTAGGAACTACAGATACATTACTTCCAAATGCAGAAGTTCTATCATCAAGAATAGTTAAAGCAGCCGTACCCAAACTATTCTGCACCAACAAAGCTGTAGTAGCTGAAGTAGAACCTTCTCCAACGATTTGTAATTTAGCATTTGAACCAGTAGTTCCAATACTCACTTTACCATCGGGTGCTACTTGTAAACGTGTAGTTTGACCACCGCCATTCCAAGTAACTAATCGCAAACCACCAACTCTGTCTATACCTGTTCCACCATAATAACCTAATACTGCAGAACAAACTTGAGAAAAAGGACTATATGTAGAATTGAAATAACCGCCAAAAGATAAACGCCCAATTTCTGCACCAATCGCCAAATTTACACTACCATTTTTGCGGTATTGGTTAATTTGACCAATAATAGCAGATGTATCTTGTTCAACTAAAATAACAGAACTTATACCTGGATTATTATTATAAATATTTAAAGGGACTATTGGAGTAACCGTACCTACACCTAACCTCTTGTTTACATTATCCCAGAATAATCCAGCATCTCCTCCTAGTGCATTGTTATCATTAAATTGTACATAGCCATTAAGCCCGGCAGGTTGAGCTGAGTTATTGTTTATGTACTCTACAATAGTGTTAAGATGACCAAACTTTGCTACTTCAAAGTCTTGTGAATTCCTGATAAAAATATCCGGTGATTTTGGTATAAATCTTTCTAATGCCATTATCTTATTATTTGTACCCGGTAAGAGTTACGAGCTCTATTTGCAGGCGTACCACCGGGTTAGTTAAATTATTCAGCAGATTCTACTGGAGCTACATAAGGAGTAACATCCACTTCTTCTACATTACCAGGATAAATTGCTTCCAACTGAGCCTGTACAGTATCAACCAAAAGAGCTTCAGCAGGTTTAGTGCTGTAGTCTTCTACTGATAAAGAAAGACCATACATTGCTGGATTAAAATCAGCAACACCAGATACGGCAGCTTTACCTGATTCAAATGCTTCTACACTAGTGTATACAGCGTTAACGATTTGAGCATTCATGCTACCTTCTTTGGTAGTGAATACTTGAGCCAATCCTTCAGTAATAACTACTAAAGAACCAGAAGATAAAACAGCACCAGTGTTTAAGTTAACTGGGGCATTAATTTTTAGTGCTTTCATGTTGTAAATATATTTATTTTTTATTTGTTATTAATTATAAAGTTACCCATGCGCTTCCGTTATAGAAACATGGACGGTTTAAATCTGTATCGTATACTTGAAGACCTGCGGCTGGAGTTGCAATTAAATTCTTTTGAGCTGTGGTAACACGAGCATTAAGAAAACCTTTAGTAGTAGTTCTTATTTCTATTGCTGCGGAAGCATCTGGATTATCAAATCCTGGAGTACCTCCAACTAGTAAAGAATTACCATCTCTTACAACTGTTCTACCACCTGTTAAAATAGTACCTACCCCACTTACTGTTAAACCATTGTATATATTAGCATTACCATCTAGTCTTAAATTGGTTGTTATATAAGCATTTCCACTTACCAAGAATGTATACCCAAAAGTATTAGTTCCACCTAAACAAACTTGCCCAGCATCATTTACGTTTAAAGCAGCAGTACCACTACTATTCTGTACTAGAAGAGAGGTAGTAGCTGAGGTTGAGCCGCTACCACGAACTTGAAGTGTAGCAGAAGGAATATAATCTAAAGCACTTCCAATTCCTACGCCCTCTTTAGTTATACGCATAGGGTTAAAATTAGACCCTGTGTTGTTGTACAAAATAAATCTTACGTCACCTTCAACACCTGTTGCAGACGTTGATAATGCCACAGAAGTAATAGATGCTGAACTACTATATGAAGTTCCGTTATATCCAAAATATCCAACGTTTCCTATAAGGTCACCAACATTTACAACTACAGGAGTATCGTAAGTTCCCCTGCTTTTCATAAATTCTAATTTCGCAGCACTTGTCGATGCTTGGTTTCTGTAAATTCCAATAGAGGCATCACCTTGTCCAATAACACGTATCTTTTGACCAAAACCTGTAGCATTTACATAATTTCCAACTGATAAAATACCTGTTAGATTGGTATTTCCTATAATATCTAATGGGGTAAGGGGAGCAGTTGTTCCAATACCTACCCCAATAGTACTAATTGATATAGCACTATTAACACCTGTAGAATCACTAATATATCTAGCAGTTGCTGTAATTGGTCCTGAACCAGCTAATTGTAAACTATCTACTACTACATAAGCATTTAAATAATCTACAATATTATTTAAATGACCAAATTTAGCTAAGGTCATTTCCGGATCACTAGTTATATAGGGATCCGGAGATAAGGGTATAAATTTATTTAGTGGCATGATTGTATTAATCTAATACTAAGAAGCTAATCTTAAAAATATTATTAAATGCATTACTTGGGTGAACATTATAAATCCGGATTACAAAGCTACCATTACTGATAGAATCTAATGTAAATACTGGAATACCTGCTCCTACATGTACTGGAGTTAATAATACTTTAGATGCTGCAGTAACCTTACTGTTATTTACAGTGAAAGCTACATTAGATCCAGCAGCAGTAGTTGCTGATACAGTAGTAATAACACCTGCATAACTATCAATAGTTACTGCACTGCTAATTCCTACAGTTTGTGTTACAACTGCAGTATTACCAGTTACTTTATTAACTTCATCAACAATAGCATTAATGTGACCAAATTTGGCCAATGACATGTCTGAATCATCATTCAAAAATGGATCAGGAGATAACGGAGTAAATTTATTAATCATTTTATTTATTATTTATTTATGCCCAAGGTAAAGGAGTGTTTTCTGGAGATACAGGAGGGTTTTTCTGAGAGGCAATCTGTCCATCAATGCAAGCAGTGATAGAGATAATACCATTCTCACCCAATTCTTCTTGAATCCATCCAAGAACAATCTCTT